ACGAATCTGATCTTAGTGTTGACGTTTCAAGTCTCGCTTCAATCGATTCTGGTCATGATACAGACATCTCCAGCCTTGCTGCTGTAAGCTCAGCTGGAACATCTGATCTTGATGTTGATATCTCCAGCCTTCAAGCTGCAGACGTTAAAAACGAATCTGATCTTAGCGTTGACGTTTCAAGTCTCGCTTCAATCGATTCTGGTCATGATACAGACATCTCCAGCCTTCAAGCTGTAGACGTTAAAAACGAATCTGATCTTAGCGTTGATATCTCTAGCCTACAAGCTGCAGACGTTAAAAACGAATCTGATCTTAGTGTTGACGTTTCAAGTCTCGCTTCAATCGATTCTGGTCATGATACAGACATCTCCAGCCTTGCTGCTGTAAGCTCAGCTGGAACATCTGATCTTGATGTTGATATCTCCAGTTTAGCTGCAGATATATCAACTAATGACGTTGTTGCGATAAGTCAAGCTATTAACGGAACAGAAAACTCGCCAATTAGCGAAGTTACCGTAACTTTTGGTAGAACATTTGCTTCTGCGCCAAAAGTAATTGGTATCATGAAAGCTGGATCGAGCTCTCCAATTATTGCGTGTCAATTATCAAGCATATCAACAACTGAAGCTGTATTCCAGCTTAGTGATGATATTGCAACTAGTAATGACTACACATTGGAAGTTTTAGCTTCTGTTTAATAGAAAAATATTTGTTTATTTTTGGCGGTCCTTAGGGACCGCCTTTTTTGTGTAAAATAATATATGAATGAAAAAGATTTGTTTAATGATTTATTTTCGGAGAGAGAGAAGCATCCTCTGGGCAAATATGAGCCTGGCAATAAAAAGTTTATTAAAGAAAATTTACCAACAAGATATTCTGAACCTCAAGCTCAAAAAAAGTTAAAGAAAATATTTAATAAATTAAGGCATAAAGCTATATATTTGAATATGGAATATGAAGACTTAGTTGAAGAATTTGATGAAATTAGAAGAGATTTTATAGGTAAAATGCTTGATTACTGTAATAATAAAAAAATACAAGACCCATTTCAGTCCGTTCCTGATGAAAGAGATGGATCTACTGAGTTATCTAACGATGAGATGAATGATTTATTTCGAGAAGTTGTTAAAAAAACTCATCCAGATTTAAATAAAAACTTACCAAAAGACGAATTGAATGAAAGACTAGATATGTATAATGAGGTTATAGAGGGAAAACAAAACGGAGATTTTCGCAAAATACTAAAGGTAGCCTTAGAGCTAAATATAGGTATTAAAAATATATCTCCAGAATTTATAAGCCAATTAAAGAAAGAGATACAAAAAATGCAAAAACAGATACATCATATTAGGAATGATATAATGTATAAGTGGCACAAGGGAAATCCTGATATTAAGAAATCTATATTTGAATTATTGACAAAAAATCAAAAGCCTTTATAATCATAAACTATGATAGAGTTTTATAATGTAAAGAAAAAACAAAAGGTATTAATACCTGAAGAAAAAGTTTCTAAAAAAACATATGAAAAGACTACTAAGGCAGGAAAATTATCTATAAGATATTCTTTAAAAGCTGTAGATGAGGATGGAACTAAATTAACAAAATTTTGTACTAAAGCTGATTTTGATTCAGTTTAATTATTCTGAAACAATAAAAGTTGCTGGGTTTGCCGTAGAACTATTTGCTGACCTGTTTAACTTATCTAAATTAAAAACATGGTCTCCATTACTATCTGTGATTCCGTTTGAATCACATACAGTAAATTTATTATTTAAATCATAAGAATTATCTAGTTGGATTCCATCTGAATAGCTTTCGTATGTATAAATCGTTCCTCCATTTGGAGCTGTACCACCTTCGGATACATTTTCGAAAGATAAATTATTGGGGTTTGTCACTGAAGTGCCTACTGGCGCAAGACCTGCGCCTAAGTTATTCGGTGAAGCTATAATTGTTCTTGAATTAAATCCTTGTAGTGTATAAGTCGGATTTGTTGCTATTGTGGTAGTTGTAATTCCCGCTAAATTTGTTGCGGAAACCACCCAATTAAACGTACCCTTAGTGTCTGTATCCGACACTGTTAAGATGAAGGAATTGCTTATTTTGCCTGTACCTGAAGAATTTATTGATAAAATTGAAGGGGATGCTTGCGAGGAATCAATGCTTAATGTAGGAGAAGAGATCATTAATTGATTGGATTGCAGGTTAAAAGAGTAATCTTCTCCTTCAGGCGAACTGTTTAATAAAGAGTTTAAGTTTAGTATTGTTAGATCTAGTGGAGAGTTTGCTATATTAATTATTGCATAATCTTGCACATAGACACCATTTGAGGTTTTTATTGCAGATATTTTTAAATTATTTTCACCATTATCTCCATCAATGTTATATGATCCAGAAATGCGTGCGCAATATTTTGTGAAAGTATATGTATTTGGATTAGATATTAAAAGCTGGGAGTTAGGGGAAGAGTATTCTACTGAATCCTTGTTTAATATTTCTATGTCAATTGATGCAGACTCTTGTTGTTTTAATGCTTCTTGATATATTGGATAATTAATGTTTGATATGTTTATTGTGGGAATTATGCCATTTAATATTCTTGCGGTATCTGTAGTAGTTACTGGATCGCTTAATGTTCCGAAATTATTTCTAGCGGTAAAAGTTGCGGGTTGATCTCCGTCTCTTGTTGAATATCCTAATGTTCCGTATACATTTATTGGAATAGAGAATTCAAAGTTTCCGTTTAATAAAGTTGTTTTTGAATAACTTGAAGAGTAGGAGATCTGCGAGCCATCGCTTATTCCTGAGTTCGATAAAGATATAGATATATCATTTATAGAAACACCTTTTCCGTCTACTTCTATTTTTGCATTTAATACGTCTCCAGCTTTAACTTCAGTAGTGCCTACTATGTGAGGGCTGGATGCTGAAGATGCTAGAGAATCCATTTGAGTCGAAACTATAACTGGTCCATTTGCTATTTTGACATTAACTCTTTTTCGGTCTGTAGCTCCATTACCTACTCGAACCGCATATATTTCTAGATTGTCTGAATTATTATATATCCCTCCTTGATAATTAACTGTTTTAAGTGAAGAATAGGTGTTTTGATTGTTTATTGAGATATCATTTGATAACGGTGTGTATGAGACTGTATCTGTATTATTTATCCAATTTGAAATTGTATTCGAAAATGACGTTGATTCTCCTTCTCTTAAGCCATCAGATCTTCCATTATATGATGTGGGATTTGATGCGTTGATTGTAGGATAAGTTTGATCTACATCTCTTGTTCCACTAGCATGATCAAAGTCTGAGGACTCTTTTAATTCTCCTGTAGTCCCAAAAGAATTTATTGCTTGTACGGCTACAGAAAGAGACCCCTCTCGACTTGAGACCTCTATAGGGATAGTAGCTCTATAAAAACCATTCACATTTTGAAGGGAGTAATTGGTGAAATCTATTTCTTTAGCTATTCCGTAATCATGAATTTTTATAAGATCTACATCATTGGTTGGAAAATCTATATATATGTTGATCGAATCCCCTTCTTTTAAATGACTTAATCCTTTCTCTTCTCCTGGTTTAGCTGTGGAATTAGATATTGAATCAATGAGTATATTATTTGGTGTCGGACCTCCTCCTAGCTCTGATATGGGTAAAACTACTGATCTACCATTAGCCTCTCCAGTTATACCTGTTTCTCCTATCAAATTTAAATTATCTAAATAACCTTCAAATCTTCTTGTGTCTGTACCTAATTGAGATATATTGCTTAAAGGAATTTGTTGTCCGTTAATTGAGGCTTGACCAATGTATTCATCATTAGGTCCGTCCCATTGAATATATGCTTTTATATCTTCCGCTTTTGCAACTACAACTCCTGATAAATGAGTTTCGGAATTAGGAGTATTTTCGTAAAAAGTTTTATCAGTAACTCCTATATTATCTAATACGTCTGAGAAGAATATAAATGGAGAACTTTCTTCTAATGTTTGCTGTATTGAATCAACAGATGTTGCCACATCAATTCCGCCCACTGTTAGCCCATTTATGAAATTACCGCTATTAAATTCAACATTATCTCCAGTTTCGAGCGATTGATCTGCAGTAAATTCTACGCCTTTGATATACAGGTTGTCGAAAACTCCGGATTCCCAGGGTTTAGATATTTTACCTACGCTACCTTCTCCGCTGTTTCTTGGGACTAAATTTTTTGTGGCCATCTAATATATTACACTGTTTATTCAAAATCTACCAAAAGCATTCTTTTCCATTCATTTTCGCCTACGCAAAGGTATAGGCTATCTTTTGAATAAGATACTTGACCAATTTCCCCTGAAGCATTAATTCCGGTAGGTATTGGGTGTGATCCAAACTTTAAAGAATTAAATTTTCCATTCTCTAAGTAATCTTCTTCATATATACCTATGGATACGTCTTCAGTAAAAGATTCGTTGCCTTCATTGCGCCTCCAATGATTAGCTCTTAGTTCTAGATCGTTTTCGTTTTTAAGTATCCAGATTGGGTCAGAGACTCCTTGCGCCTCAGAAGGCATTAAGTCTCCATTCTCGTCCTCTTCAAAAGCTTCTGTTAAATTATGTCTATGTGAATAAAATTGATTTTCAAAATTCCCCCCTATAGATATGTCTCCAGTAATATATTCTATGAAATTAATTCCACTAATGAATAGACCTGTGGCGGCTTGTATATTTTTGACTTGCAGGGTGTCTCCATCTAGAGATAACTGGGGTTGCAATGGGTTTTGTCCTATAACATATTTTTGAGGCCCAACCCTCTTTATAGCTTTTTGTGTTTCAAAAAATTGCATTACAAGGATTCAGTTTCTCTATAGTTTATTGCATATTTAACTGTATATCCTGATATAGTGTGGGGCCTTTTAATAAAAACATTACTGGCTTCATTAGTGTTTATTTGTACCGCTCCGTCAGGATATAAATATAATATACTTCCGTACTTCAAGTCTCCGTTAGTTGTTTTGTTTGCTGTATGAAATTGAATAGGATAAGGGGATTCATTGAATAATATAACACTTTCTGCAACTCCAGATTCGTATAAATTAGAGAAGTCTTTTAATTGATAAGAATTGATTGTTGATGAGTCTTTATTTTCAGCCCTAAGCCCATATGAAGTGTCGCTATGAAAAACTCCATTTGATTCGATACACCTGCCCGTGTCTGTATGTTCCGTATGAATAAAATAGTCTGGATGACCTGTTTCAGGCGTACTAGGATTTGTTCTTGCGTTTTCAAAATGAACATTAAATATGTCGTCCATGATAAATTTGTCTTCTCCAAAGCATTCGCCCGAATAAACTCCATACCTTAATTCATCTGTTATGTTTTCTAGTAAGAAAAAATCTTCCTCTATTTTTTGTTCAACTGTTTTAGTTAAGGTCTTGTAAGAAGGAGAAACTTTTAACACTTGAGGTTCAGAGGTATTTGGTTCCCATGTGGATGTTTCTATATTCCACGAATATGCAAATGTTGGTTGAGGAGATAGGTGATCTAATCTAGTTATATCTCCATATAGAGGGTTATTTTTATACTTTTCCGAGCTAGACATAACGGAAAGTATTACACTTTTTTTTAGCTTTTATCTAAAGGATGCTTTATTCCTCGTCTTTTCTCGCTGTATTCTTTGAAGTATTTTTTTTGAATAGGGTCATATCCTAGCTTATCTTTTCTTTTTTGACTCATCTCTTTACTTTGATCAATTAGATCTCCGTAAGAACCTTTTTGGTTTGCAGTTTTATTTTTAAATGCTTGATTATCAAAAGGATCTGAGGAGGAGTCTATGCTTGCTTGAGGCACGTTCCAGATTCTTTTCCATTCAACACCTTTTTCGTCTATGTGAACATGCTCATCGTTCATCCCTTGGATTACGTCTATAATTTCTTTAGTTTTAGGGTGTTCGTATGTGTATAGAGGCATTATTTTAAGATATTATCTAAAGTTTTAGAGTAAGTAAATTGCTCTTTTAGTTTTTCTCCTTCTGTATTACTTATTTTACATTTTGATTCCGCAATTTCCATTGCAAATATAAATTCTTCTTCGCTGAATGTAAAAATATTACCTGTATTAAATTGAGAATCTTTGGTGAAAAATATTCCATCTTCTGCGTTTTCTTTCCCTGAAGGCTCGACTATTACACTATTTTTGTTATTCGCCCAATCTGTATGACTCGTCGAGTTTAACACGATACTCCACTTACCTAAGCAGGTTGCATTAAAAGAGGGAAGGTTCCACCCTTCGGCTCCACTCATTCCTCCTAAGTCTATATCTATTGAATTCAAAAAATCATTTACTTGCTGGTTTTTAGGTAAAAAAGGTAGGAAGTTTATATTGCCATACCTTTCTCCTTCAAGTATGTTTGCTATAACTGATTCCATTTGACCTTTTTTAAAGAAAGGATTTGTTATACAACATGATAATTGGTATTTGTAATTATTTCCATACTTCTTTATCCAGGCTTTTATTATTTTTTCTGTATGTTTTCTTTTTTCGAATTTTCCCATTAACCCGAAGTGGATTTTATCTGGCATGTATTCTTTTCCTGTTTTATAGAATGAAGTATCAAAACCAAGCGGGGAAAAATGAGACCCTTCGAATTGATTTGAAGCGTAAGTACTGCTGAATACTGTTTTGTCCTGAAGATTTGATAAGCTTTTTTCTGCAAGAGTTGGGTTATCTAATTCATAAAATGTATATAATATTTGCCTAGATGATATTCTTTGCTCTGATCCGTTTAAATGCCATAGCTGTAAGGTTGTGGTTTCTTTATTAAGATTTTCAAATCTATTAGATATGCACTCTTGAAGCCATTTTTTGAAGCCATCATCCTGTTCTCCATAAGAACTAACATCTACATTGCCTATAGGAAACATAGATACTTCCATTTTTCTTTTGTACATTTCTTTTAGTAAATTAAATGAAACATTACCAAAGGATAGTGAATTTAGTGGGGCTTTATAAATTATTTTATTCATATTAAAATGGTATATCTGCGAATTGATCGTCTTCTATTATTTGTTTTGCTTTTTCTTCAATACTTTTTTCTTGAGATTCTTGCTGAGAGTTATCAAGGAACGTAACGAGATCTGCCCTGCAGAAGGTTTTTGTTCTTTTTTCTCCTGATTTTGACGTCCAATTGCTGGACATCAATCTTCCTTCTATTAAAACTTTTCTTCCTTTTGATAGGAAGCGCTTGCAGTTTTCTGCTACATTACCCCAAGATTCTACATCAATAAAAAAAACTGAATTATTTGCTTTGTTGTTTATTGCTATCGAGAACTCACAAACATTGTTTCCGTTGTTTAAGTTTTTAAAGTTTGGGTCTTTGGTTAAATTGCCTAGTCCGATAAATTTATTCATATATCTTGTTTTAATTCGTTTTTAAATGTTTCTATTGCTGAATTATGTATATTTATGCATCCTTGTATACTTAAATTCATACTGTCTCCAATTTGCTTCCAAGGCATTACTTTATTTTTTCTTCCGACTATGTACCTCATTTTGAATATTTTTTCAACCCTTTCGTCTGGATGCTTTTCTATGGCACTTAAAACTTTCCCGAATAAATCGTTACGTATACTCTCTGATATTGTGTCGCATTCTATTTCTATATCGTTATCTTTTTTCATATTTTCTATGTATTCGCTGTTAAACATAGGTCTTCTTTTGTTTCTATTGTATGTATTTAGGCACATCCATTTCGTTTCATTGCCTAAGTAAGTGCTGAATTTAGCCCCTCTTGTTTCGTCGAATTTTAATGCAGCGTCATATATTTTATATTCCTTATCTCGTATTAACTCATGATAGTCTATATAGGGATTATCTGGACTCGAATATGAGTTTACCATATCTAGGTATATTCCACTATGCCTGTCGACTAACATCTTTAGACTATTCTGTTCGTCTACATTATTCTTAAGGTTACTTATTAATTCTAGGTCTGTATATTCAGTGATCATAGAATAGATAGTAAGATATTGTTGACTATATTCGATATATCTTTTGATTTTATTGAATCAAAGTTTTTCCAATATATGTTTTGTGTTGATTTTTCCTTAAGGATCGGGTCATTTTTTAATTCTTCTTTATTGGGTGCTGAATTACCTTCCCTAGTTATATGTATACTTTCGCCTTTCAGACTATGTATCCAGTTAATTTCATTCTCAAACCTTACGTCTGTGACAAAAACAATTTTATTGTTAGATATACTTTTTAATACATCATTATTTATTTTATCTATCCAGCAGTTCTGGTTTAGTTTTCGCCTTATATGTGTTCCGTACGTAACTAGCAGAGGTCGTATTATTTCTTTTTCTGAAGATTTCTCTGTGAATGCTGAGATACCTACATATTTATTTAATAATTCATCACACTCTTGCTTTAGGGAGTCTGCAAATGCATACCTCTTAACATCTATACCTTGTTTACTTAAAATACTCTCGGATACTTCGAAAAAACTATCTTTTCCGCACCTAGCTAAGCCGCAAAGCCCTATAAGTTTTCCACTCATGCTCCGAAAATAGATTTCAGGTTAGAGGATAGTTCGTGTTGACCTGCGTTCGCCAACATAGTTGAAACCGAATGGTAACATACTTCTTCATCGTAATCTTCACTCATAATATCACTTCCTAATCTCTGAGTTATCATTACTGATGACAGTTTTAAATCCCTACCCTTCCTCTCTAGCATTTCTACTAGAGACTCGACGCAGGCCTGCGTTTCGTCTTCTGCTTGAATTACATTAGCCCAATCAGAGCATCTTACTAAATAAAACCTGCCTTCACTTAAGTCTAAAAACTTCATAATTAAAACTATACCATCTTTTAAACTAAATGTCAATTCTTATATTTATATATTATTAATAAATTATATATGAATATCTTATATATTAACAACGTTCAATTTTTCGAATGTCCGACGTTCAATTTTTTGAATGTGCTTGACCTTAATAATCACTTATGGTAATCTATGGTATTGAATAAATTTACGCAGATTCCATTCGAGATTCATTTAGACATAATAAATGGAAAATTGATTAGTAACGACCTCCTTGTCTATAATTACCTTGTGTCCAAGGGCTCACATGGAAAGGCTATATATTTATCGAACAAGAAAATAGGTCAAGATTTAGGAGGCATGTCTTACGGCAAGATATCCGCAAGCTTATCGCGTCTCAACAAAGCAGGGCACGTACAGAGAATAAAAACTTGCAATAATACAGCTACAGTACTAAGAACTCTAGTTTTACCTAAAGGAGAATTAATGATAAGAGGAAAAACCTAATTTATTTTGAAGTTTAAGGTAATTCACATATAATCATTCAGTTATGTCAATATCCCTATATAAACCAAACAGTAAGAATACAGGCTGCGCCTTTAATTTTTCAATAGGAAATAATAAAAACAAAGAACCTGTAATATACGTGAATGCTATCCAGCAATTTAGCTGGAATGATTCATCTAAAACGGCAAATTTCTCAGGCAACTCTGGAGATCCAGATAAAAAAATTAACTTAAAATTTACGGAATTTGAAATCGGTGGAATCATGAGCTCATTCAAAAACAGAAATGAATTCTCTGCGTATCATAGTTTTGAGGAAAATAAAACCTCAATCAAGTGTGTCCCTTGGGATAAAAAAACTAAAATTAAAAATGGAGACAAAGAGGAATGGGTTACTTTGCCAGCCTTTGGAATTACTTTTACAAGAAATGGATCTCAAACATTCAGAATTCCATTAGAGCCTGGCGAAGTAGAGAATTTACTAGAGTTCTTTAGGTATTACCTAAGCTGTCTTTATGATCACAGAAAAAAGGAAGAAGCGATTAAACTGGAGAAGTACAAATCTAAAAATAAAAATAATAAAAATACTGACACAGAAGATGCCCCGTTTTAATGAAAAAAGTTCTCATACATAGCAATCACTGCAAAGCTTTCACAGGTTTCGGTAAGCATGTAAAAAACATACTCATATATTTACAAAAAACAAAAAAGTATGAAATAGTTGAATTTTCTAATGGTATAAGATGGGGAGATCCCTCATTAAAATCTCTACCCTGGAAAGCGGAAGGTTCATTACCAAACAACCCTGCACTACTTTCGAAGTTAAATAAAGATCCTCAATTAGCAAGGAGCGCGGGGTACGGAGCAGAGATGATAGATAAAATAATTGAATCAGAAAAACCTGATGTCTATATAGGGATCGAAGATATATGGGCATTTACCGGATATACAGAAAAAAAATGGTGGAATAAAATAAACTGTATGGTGTGGACTACATTAGATAGTTTACCAATACTTCCTGACGCCGTTCGAGCTGCGCCAAAAATTAAAAATTACTACACATGGGCAAGTTTCGCGCAAAAATCTTTAAATGAAATTGGACAGAGTCACGTAAAAACATTAAGAGGCGCGGTAGACACATCTAATTTTTTTAAATTAAAAAATAAAAAGAGAAAAGCTCTAAGAGAAAAGTTCTCTATTGAAGACTCTGACTTTATTATAGGTTTTGTTTTCAGGAATCAATTAAGAAAGAGCGTACCAAACTTGCTAGAGGGATTTAAAATTTTTTGCGAAAAAAACCCGAAAACAAATGCAAAGTTATTACTTCATACTCACTGGGGAGAAGGCTGGGATATAACAAGATTAATAAAAGAAAAAAACATTGAACCTAGTAAAGTTTTAACAACTTATTTTTGCAAAAACTGCGGTGAATACGAAGTCAAACCATTCGAAGGAGAAAATCAAAATTGTTCATTTTGCGGCAGCGAAAAATCTCAGACTACAACAAGTACTAAATTTGGAGTTGATGAAGAGCAATTAAATGAAATATACAATTTAATGGATGTATATTGTCACCCATTTACAAGCGGAGGGCAAGAGATTCCAATTCAAGAAGCTAAACTAACAGAACTTATCACATTAATAACCAACTATAGTTGCGGAGAAGACTGCTGTGTTAAGCAAGCCAGCAGTTTACCTTTAGATTGGACAGAGTACAGAGAGCCTGGGACTCACTTCATTAAAGCTAGCACAGACCCCAAAAGCATAGAAAGTCAATTAACTAAGGTTTTAAATATGTCTAAAAAAGACAGGCAATTAATGGGTAAAAACGCCAGAAAGTTTGTTATAGATAATTATAGCACAGAAGTAATAGGAAAGAAATTAGAAAGCATCATTGACGATATGCCGAAAGTAGATTGGGATTTTGATTTTAAAATAGAAGAAAGAGATCCAAACTACAACCCCCCAGATATAGATAACGACTCAGATTGGATAATTGATTTATATAAAAATATTTTAAAAGTAGAAACAAATGAATTAGAAGATGGGTACAAACATTGGATGCAAAGATTAAATACAGATTTAACAAGAGAAGACGTATTAAAATATTTCAAGAGTGTTGCAGAGAAAGAAAATCAAGAAAACAAAAAAGTAGAACTATCCGAGTTACTTGATGACGAAGGAGAGGAAAATAGATTACTTATTGTTATGCCTGAAAGAATAGGAGATGTATATCTTTCTACATCCCTATTACCAAACATAAGAAAACAATACCCAAAGCATAATATTTATTACGCAACAAAACCACAATATTTTGAAGTCTTAGATGGAAACCCGTGCATTCATAAATGCATACCTCACCATGATTCACTAGCCAACCTACCAGCGATGGAAGGGCAAGGAGAAATGAAAGGTTACTTTGACATTGTCTTCATTCCTTTCCTAGGGACACAGAGAATAATAAACTTTACACATAACGGAAAAGATAAAATACAATTTGATTTATGCACTTAGTAGAACAATACGCGCTATCCTGTGGGGTGAAAATAGACAAACCATTCATTGAGACATCTTACTTTCCCGTTGAGGCGGAAAAATATATTACTCTTCACGCAAGCCACAGAATACAGTCAAAAACCTATGATTACTATAATGATGTAATTGATTACATATATCCATTTTTAAGAAAAAACGGTATTGAAGTTGTACAAATAGGAAACAAAGAAGAGCCTAAAATTAGCAACTGTCTACACTATCAAGGAAGAACAACTATAAAACAAGCTGCGTACATAATCAAAAATTCCATGCTCCACTTAGGTACAGACTCATTTAGTACCCATGTAGCATCTGGATTTAATAAAAAAATAGTAAGCTTATATTCTGTATTATACAAAGAATGCTGTGGGCCATACTGGAGCGACTCTAATGATTGTATATTATTTGAGCCCGACAGAAATAAGTACAAAGCATCTTTTTCCGACCAAGAGAACCCCAAAACAATAAACTCAATCATGCCTGAAAAAATTGCCTGCGCAGTATTAGATATGTTGGGAATAGAACATAATTTAAACAATATAGAGACAATACATATCGGGCAAGCTTATCACGCAGGCTCTTTAGCCGTTATCCCCAATCACGTAATGCCAAATAATTTTGCACCAAATCAGCCCGCAAATATTTTAGGTCATGAACATTTTGACGAACAAAATATAACTAGGTGGGCATACAATAGAAAAGTAAATATATTTCTAGACCAGCCAATGAATATAGAATATCTCAAAACAGTAAAATCTAATATTCATCAAATCAATTATTTTGTAAAACCAGACGACAATGAAACTTTCTTCAAAAACTTAAAAAAACTAGGTATAAAACTAAAACTTATATGTAAAGACGAAAATACTATAGACGAAATTAAATTAAAATTCTTCGATTGGGATATTAATTTTATAGAAGAAAAAACAAAAAAAGACATTGACAACTATAAAAAAATATGCAATAATACTCGTTATAAAAGCTCTCAAATCATATCTTCTAATAACCAATTATACGCAAGTAAGGTTGCGTGGAAAAATAATATCCCAGGAAGGCATGATGAGATCATTGATGACCCAGATTTCTGGGACGAAATAATTAATCTTAAACTTTATAACGAAAAATAAAATGTCACCAAAAACAGTAACAGCAGCAGATAATTCAATTACATACGAATCCGACACATCAAATAAATCAATTAAAAAATCTATACCAAAAAAATACCTAAACGGCCCAGGTCGCTTTTGCAGGAATGAATTCGGGTTATTAAACGAAGTAGGGTACGAATTTGATGAAGATGGATCGGTTAATTGGAGATCTATGATTAAGGACGAGCATTTATTCCCAAATAAATCATGGTTTGATCTACGCAAAAAAGATATACCAAGAACTATCGACGGGTTAAAAGATCACCAACTATTAATTAAATTATCAGGAATAAAAGAATTAGCAAAACTAAGGGGTTTCTCAGATGTTTCCTACGAAGTTGTCAAGTGCCAACCAGATCATGTTGCCGTAATTTGTAAGGTAACCTTCTTACCTAACTATGAAACAGGTAGTAAAGCTGTCACGTTCCAAGATATGGCAAATGCTACACTGAATAACACAAGTAGTTTTGCTACTAAGTTTCTAGAAACAATTGCATGTAACAGAGCATTTGTTAGATGTGTAAGAAATTTTCTTAATGTACATATTGTTGGAGATGACGAAATAGATAAATCTAACAGTTTACCTCAAAACAGCATAAACCAATCTCCGTCACTCACACCATATTCAATGGTAGAGTCTCTAGCAAAAGAAAAGCTAAACTGTTCTAATTTTGAAGAATTTAAAGTAATTTTAAGAGATTGGTGGAAGTCTGGAAAATATCAAAACGAGAATGCAAAAAACTGGAATAGTTATGAAGATATAGAGCCTACAGACTCAAGAATATTGATGAAACTAATCAACTCTTAATAAAATTATCAACCTCTTTTTCTAGATCCTCAATAATTTTTTGCTGCTCTTTTATTGCTCCAATTAATAAAACATTAATTTTCTCATATTTAATTGCCTTGTAACCATTTTTCCTGGTCTCGACTATTTCTGGAGCTATTTTCTCAACCTGCTGGGCTATTAAACCTATATCCCTTCCACTTTTAGCGCAAAGAGTAGAATCCCATGTAAACTCTATAGCGTCAAGAGATAAAACTTTAGATAAGCAATCATTAATTTGCTTAATATCTTTTTTTAGTCTTTTATCGGACGCAGAGAAAGCAACTATATCACCACTACAGTGCATACCATTTGAACATCCAACATAAAATGCATTATCTAAATCTGCATTTATATCATCTCCAATAATAGTTACATTTTGTTTTTGAGATATTACATTATTAGAGCCATTAATAACCATACAATTATCACTTTTATTAATTTGATTATTGTAGCCATTTAAAATAGAATTATTTTTACTCATAAATTTCGAATTTTCCCTTTAATTCTTTGAATGCACTCATTAACCATTTTTACACCATGCACAGACATAACGCATGTTTTTTTATAATCCACTGCCTTATAACCGTCATTTCTTTGAACAACTAATAACGGACAAACCCTTTCCAAATCCTGCGCTATAAAACCTATATCTTGACCAACATAAGCCTTCTGGTTATCCCTCCACTCAAAACAGGTGGGCTCAATTGATAATATATCAGACAATTTTAAGTTTAAAGTTTTTTTATCCTTCTTAAGTAATGCGTCTGAAGAATAAAAAGCGTTAACATCTCCCTCGACAAACAAACCGTTATCACAAAAAAACATAGATTGATCATCATTAATTAATGCTGGTGTTGCCCCCAATCGTTGGTAATATGGATTATTAATACTGTTAAAAGAAAAAACGCTCCAAGAAGGAACATTAATTTCATCCCCCTCTTGAAAAGAAAGATTTTCTAAATTAGAGTAAAGAATATTTAGTAAATTAGTATTAGTGTCTCCCCCACCCAACCAGTCTATACCTACATCATTCCCATCTTCATCACTAAGATAATATTCTTCTTCGGACGTTTGAGCAAGTGTAAAATTTTGACCAGACTGCATTGTATACTTGCTATATTTCTGTACATATAAAGATTCACCAGTGCTAACGTCCAAGGGAGCAGATTCTATTTCTATCATCAAGAATTCATCTACAGAACAAAAAAATACGCTTAATACATCCCAGGAGCTAGAACTCGATGAACTAGGAATCCTAAAAACGTTTATTTCTCTTGTGGTGTGATTTTCAATCGAAATTCCTTTAATAGTAATTTTGCCATCTAGTCTAGACAGATTAACATACCTCATAAAGAAATTAAAATATTTTTGTTGATAAGTAGGGAAATAAAGAGTTATTTTTTCACCCCAATATATTTGATAATAATCTCCTTGATCAAAGACATAATCAGTTTTATTCTCCATTGAGTACCCAACATCTTCATTAGTAAATTGCCATACAACATCTCCATTTTTTTTGGGAGTATTCACCGAAACACTTCTAGACCCTCCAAGAATATGAGAATTAACATTATTAAACATAGGTAAATTTATCGCATTCACAGCAGAACACCCTTCGCACGACATCATTTGAACATTTTCGCTTCCAACTATTAAATTAAAATCACTAGTAAAACCTTCCATAAACGAAGAAGGAGCTCTCTCAAAAGGGAATTCGGTTCCTTCAGATTCTCTTTGTTCAGGCATAAAATTAAAGATTAGAGTGTTGCAAGAATTTGTAATCCATAGTTCCGGTTATACGACTAGACACCAAATGTTTCTTATTGCTATTGATAATCATTGAGCCCCAACCAGAAAACCTTTCGCTAAAAAAAATAATGCATTGTCCGTCAGAAAAATCAGCTTTTTCTGAAAATATTTTCTCAATAGAAGAATCTGTCATATTTTCAAGCAAGCCTTGCCATATAATATCAGTGCTTTTAGAAAAAATAAACTTTCGACCAAACCAACAGTAACCCAGAGGGTAATCATCAAATTTATGAGGTATATATACATACATACCTAAATTTGAAACGCTTCCTATAAAAACCCAAGTCTTAAAAAACAAACTATACACCCACCTATTAGAATAATCTACAGTGATAGAGTTTGCAGGAAAAGAAGGCAGTAACAACAAACCCTCGTCTGCATACGACAAACTTTGTTGGCGAGCTCGATCAAAAGAAAACATCCAAGTGTCAAACAACCAACCTTCTCTGCTTAATGAAGGAAATGTGTACTGAAGATACGCTCTATCATTTTGATCATAAGCTATTGTCTCCCTGCCTGTTTTTGTTTTATGGAAAAAAGAAGACGGGCTCAACTTTAATTTAGGATTTTCACCATCCTTACCTCCAGTTGTTGTATTATATATTAAATTCTCAGACATTGCCTATTATATTATTCTGCCCATTTAAAATAGCTTGATTTGTCCCACCCTCTATAATATTATTTTGCCCGCCCCCTATAAAATTAGCCCCCTGATTACTTGCGCTATCTTCAGGCATTTTATTATTATAACCCGCAATAATTGCAGAAAAATTATCCTTACAGACATTCCCAAAACCAGCACCAACAAAAGAAAACCTTCCTTCAATTTCGTTCTTCCCGCCGCCTATAATGCATGACGCAAGAGATTTATAACTATTAGTGTCTTTATCTGGATCTTGAATTTTATTATCGTACCCACCTCCAACAAAAGTAGCTAACGTATCCTTAATATCTTCATCGACATAACTAAAACTATCATCTAAGGAATTAAATGAGGCAATAACATTTTCCCGACTCGTATTATTAACGCTTGCCCCCCTAATCTCAAACTTCCCAACGGCAGAGCTATATCTAATGTAAGAAACAAGATCTTCGTCATTTTCTCTTGCTCCACCAACATCAAATACAACAAAACCTGAACCACTTTCATCTAAACCCCTTTCTATTCTAAATCCAGGATACAAATACCCAAGGTCATTAGCCTTTTTATTTCCATCTTGATCAAAACCCCCAACAAAAACACCTGAATCATTATTTTCTTCATTTGACACTATAGTACCAGTTCTTTCACCATCTCCTATAATTAAAGAATTAGTAACATAAGCTTTTTCAGTAAGCAAAAGTGAGGTGGCTACACTCTCAAATTCTGCGCCAAATGGAGCCCAATAAGTAGAGTTTAGTGTTGTATAACCAGCACCAAAAACCGGCTTCTTGGAATAAGCTTTACTTTTTTGAGTATTATGGGTTTTGACGCATATAAAGTACTTATCTGCTGTGTTATTATTTTCTTCATATCTTACCACATCTCCTCTAACAGCCTTATCCTCGACATCCCCTACAGAATAATAAGTCTCATACTGACTCCACTCACCTCTATATGTTGGAGTTCTTCCCACAGACCCCTGAATTCCATCCCTAATAGACACAATTGTTACACTATCAGTCGCACTAACCAACGAATCATCCCGCTCCCTTACTTCCGCATTAACAAGATAAGGTTTACTTCGAAAATCAAACCAATCATAATCATCAGTATCAATAGTTAAAGTATTAGATGTATCGGGCGCACTTCTAGTAAAGCCGTCTATTTTCCATATGTACTTTGGATCTTTAAAACCCTGTTCTTCAATAGTAAATTTTATTTCATCAGGATCAGGATTTTGTTCGTTATTATCGTATTTTATTATATAAGAATCCGCCTCCAATTTAACAACCCTAGCAGGAGATCCCTCCTTACCTTCAGTTAACCTAGGTATACTTATTGATTGCTCTATATTTGATAGATTACTTTTGATAAAAAACATCAAACTATCTGCCATAAAATCGCCCTTGGTAATCAAAGAATTGAATTGAGTAGCAGAAACTTCATAACTTACAACGCTTCCGTCACTTTGATTATTTAGCGAACTAAATTGAGCAGAATTCTTTATGGCAGTAAAATTACTGTCTGAATTAGATATTTGCTGAATATCTCCATTTGAATCAATATATTTCAAGCTTAAAGTTACATCATTTGTGCTACTTACGCTAGTATTCCTAAAATAAACATCTATTAAAATTTTATCATGAGAATTCTCATCTAACACTAACCCCCCATTATGTTCAATATATTTAAAATAAGAAGGAGAGGGTACAATTTCAATAAAGTCAAAATCATTTCCACTAACCTGCCTAAATTTCCCCTTCAAAATTAAGTTGGAATTAGAATCTAATTCCAAAGAACTTTCTCCACCCTGATTACTAAATCCTCTAAATATAAAAGTGCCATCATTTTTTAATTGAAAACCTTTCCCACTACCATTGATGTCGAAATTTTTAGACTTAATTAATCCTTCTGTTATCTGAAGATCTGCTATTAATCCATCTCCAGCGGTTATCTGATCCGCTTTTAAACTTTTGATCTTAGCATCAGTTATTGCTGCATTTGAAATTTGAGCCGTACCAATCAATGCATTAGCAAAAGCATGATAACTAACTTGTTTAACATCTTTTGTGAAAGTCGCTATAATGAAACCAGAATTATTTTCATCATTAGAAGGATTCTCGTTTAATAGGGTATAGTTGGAGCCAGCAGATGGATCCCAATATATATAATTAATTTGATCAGAATTATTAGTTGCAGTACCAGAGTTTACGTGATAAGCGTTGCCGTTTAGCCATACAGTATGAGTAATCCAAGATAGAAGCCCATTACTAAGAGAGAATGGATCATTACCCTGAGACGAAATTATCATAGGTGTATTTCTGAATTCCTTAGTTATGTCTTTTTGGAAACCAACTACATCCGTAGTTCTCACCCCTGCTAAAACAAGAGGTAAACCTGGTACGTACAAGCTTTCTTCCGACTCAGAAGCGTCTCCCATGAAAGGGCCTTTATTGCCAGCTTTATCTACAGCTCTAACCCAAAAGAATCCACTTTCATGAACTTCCCCTGCATGAGACACATTAATAGAAGGAGAAGATGCAGGAATATTAAATATATTAGTCGCATTAGTTATTTTTAAACCCGGATCTAATTGATCTACAGGAATATCCTCAGAAGCGCCAATAGAAGATAATATATCCCCATTAATTCTTCTATACCCATCATTATCTTCGCTTTTAAAATTCTCATTGTCTCCCGTTTTAAAATTAGCATCTAAATCGCCCTTATCTATTAAAGACTGCTCATTATCATCATTAATATATTTAAACCATAACTCATAATGGCTTAAATCATTTGGAGGGATATTAATAATATTATTATTCAATCTCTGAGATGAAGGCATATCCCAATTAAGAAAGTAAGTATTAAAACTCGTATCTCCATTAAAATTATTCACCGATCCAGGAATTTCGTCTTCGGTCAAACTTAATACCGGCCCAGGCAAACCATTTTTATTATTATTACTGTAATTGCGAGGCCAAACTAGAACTTTCTCATCTACTTGATACAAAGAGCCCGATCCAAAATCGTCAAAAGGAAGTATTTTATAAAAGTAACCAGTTTTTTCTTCAACACCATTAACTACAGGTACTGGAGGTTCATCAATTATCTGATTAATATTATCGCCGAACGTTGCATCTGCTGCACCAATAACTGTTTTAACTAAGGTTGAACCTCCCTCAGTTAAAGAGTCGTAGAGTAACCCGTCAACCCCTGTTATTGAAAAGTTTTGTTCGCTAGATCTATAAAGATTAACCTTTGTTGTTTTTTCCCTAAGCCCTCCGTCAATATAATTAAAATTAAATTTAACCTTACTAGCCTCCGTCAAAGAGTCTAAGCTATTAGGGATTTTAACATTAGTAATATTTTGATACTTAAAACTATTATCAGTAATAACAGGAGGAGGATTCTCAGCAACCTTCCTTTTTATATCTACAATATTACCATCTGTATCTATAATACCAATTTCTATACCTATATTCCTCTTACCGCTTTCTGGAATTCCTATGTGACTAAAAATGAGATCATTATATTCTATTTTCTCTTCCCAAACAGGAAGCCAATTAGATTCCAGATACGTTGAATTTATTTTTTCACCAACATTAGATTGAGCTAATAGAGGTCCACCAGAAGGGTTATCCACCAAACACTTGTAAATATAATTATTACTTTGAACTAAATCTCCAGAAAGATAATTCCTACCATAATAAGATGAGTATTGAGCAATATTATCGCTCCAATGATTCGGGCTGCTAGTAGGTATTTGATTATAACTAAAATCTAGGCCGCTCCATATATCATTATTATATAAAACTATATCACCAGGACTATAGCTTTCCTGACTAGACCAATGAGAAACATTATATTGATAACTAGGGATATAAACCTCAAAATAATCCGAATCATCTGATAAAATTAATGGGTTTATTTTTTTCCAGTTATACGGAGACTCATGAGGTATTTTTATATTAAAATCATTAACTAACTTATAATAGTCGCAAGCTACATCATCAAAAGGCGTAGCTTTTTCCCAAAAATCTGACAAAGGAGATGGAGTTTGATTGTTTGAAAATAAAGCTTTGTATATACACCCTTCATAAAGAATAAACTCTCCTTGGTCATATGTTGTCCCCAAAGAGAAAATTCTTATTTGATAATTAGGAGAAATAACAATATCATTAATAGAATAAGATCCGCTTTCGCTATATATACCCTTAAACCTAGAATCATTTTCTCTGAAAGAAGATTTTGTATTAAAAATTACATTTTGATATTTAAACTTATCCCCAACCGAATAACTTTTAGTATTAGACCAATCTTCATAAAAAGGACTAACCTCTAATTGCGGTTCAAACAATAGTTGAAATATTTTTCCATCTTCAGACAAAACGTAATCTGCAGATGAATATGATTGCCCGATTTCATAATCTCTGTAATTGCTAACAAAACCACCTGTCCCATATATTTCATTATTCAGCTCTCGAGTATACTGAAAGGAGCTGAAGTTCTTCGTTGTAGGAAGCTCAAAATTAACTTGAGCAAACCCATCAGAATCTACAGATAAACTTTTAGAGTTATTACCTTCCGTAATTCCACTAAGAAACACATTCGTATCACTATCAAACAAAGATCCACTTATTCCTAATATAGAAGGAATATCGGAGCTGGATAATGAGAATCTAAATTTGTCAATATCAACAGACTGATTATCTTGATCCAGTACTTCCCAGTTAAAAATAAAACTATCTTTATTTTCTCTGTATTGAATTTCACTTAATTTTATTTCTGACTGATAACTTTTTAATATTGAATCGCTCGCCAAAGATAAACCCTGATCAGATACATTCATTAAATCCCCAGAACCATACTGATCAAAAGGTAGTAGGTCGTAATAATATTTCAAGCCCCAGCTTTGATTTAATGAAAAACTATATAAATTAACAAACTCTTCCGTATACTCAAAATTTATAGACTCTCCAAGACTTCTCCATTTACTTGATGAATGAGCTGGATCATCACTAACGGACCGCCTAACAAAAGATTCCAAACATTCATATACATTACCATCTTGATATAAGACTTTTTCTCCAGCATAATATTTAGAGTAATTAAGAGCTTGGTAAGGCCTAGAGTTGCTTAGTCCAGAGTAATACTGAAGAGAGTCAGATATACTTTTTTCGTTGAAAATTTTATTTTCATAAGGTATAGCTAAGGCTCTAATTCTCACACCAGAATAATCTGTATCCCCCTCGGACCAAGACATATCTATAGATGAAGATCTAAAAGAATCTACAAAATTAAATATAGTAGGAGGATAATTTTTTGCTTTAATTGCTCCTGTAGACTCCACCCCAAACGAATCTACAGCCGTTATCCTTAAATCTATTTCTCTCGACAAATCGAGCCCTTCGAATACATCCTGATTTAATTCAAAAGAAAAATTTCTATAGTTATTAAATACATTATATATATTACCTGGTGCAGTCGAGAACTGTTCGGATAAAGCAATCATTCCGTCGGAATTTTCATCCATGGATGAAAAATCTAATGATTGTCCATTATTTAAAAATTCCAATTTAAATCCCGAAAGAAAATCATCATTCAATAAATCAGAGGACACACTTTTTCCCTGTAAGTAATGACCTTCAGGTGGAACTAACTCCCAGTTAAAAGATATATTTTTATTTATAAACTCAGAATGTACAATCAACTCATTCTGACTTATAGTTGGCTGGGTATCAATGTGATAACCCCTATTACTATCTTCGGGTAAATTACTAACTCTTAAATTAGAAAAAGTAAAAGTTCCATCAAAAGAAGGGGGAGAAACAACAATATCTTCCTCTATAAAACTAGACCTTATACCTAAGGAGCTCTCAGCAAACAGTTTAATAGAAAATTCTCCATAGTTACCTTTTAAGGATATTACTTTATTCGCAACAGATCCTTCGTGGTCAACCAAATTTGAGCCCAATCCTAGATTTTCTTCAAAAGAATAATTTTGAGAACTCCCGACAATTTTATAAAAAGAGTCTAAATCATGAACTTCAAATTCTATCGATATTGCTGTAGATAACATTATACTAGGCTTGTTAAGATTAAATTAGTAGGAGCTTCAGGAACGTCCATATCTGCTTGAGGAGGGATTGGTGATTTTGGCTTTCTTGCTATACCTTTTTTATCGACATATCTAAACTTATATGGATTATACTCTAAACCAGTGACCTCAAATTCATTCTTAGAAACTTCTTTAACGCTTAGAGCTCTAAATAATTGGGACTGAAGTTTTCTTTCTGCGGAAGCTTCTGGTCTAGCTATATAACTTGCATAACCAATACCGGATACTCCAGATATAATAGCGAAATCATTTATATCAATCATTGATAATAGATCATAAGCCCCTGAAGAATCAACGATCTCAACGGAATTTTTGTTTACAAAAATAACTGATAAGTCTTTATTAATAAATTGATCAAATTCAAGATTACCAGAAGAAACTTGCTCTATAGTTAATTCATTATTTAAATTTAAATCTAAATTATTTTCATTAAAAAATTCAATAATTATAGAATTTTGCCCCTGAAGAGAATTTGCTGAATTCACAGCATGAAATTCTTTAATCCTAGATTTAAACAAACCAGGGTTAGAATCGAAGTCAATTAAAGACTCTTGAGCTGCGGAACCTAATTGATTTAAAACAAAATCCTGAAGGTTAATAGATTGAGTTAGAGAAAGGAAAAAACCATTAGAAGTGGTTTCTACAATAGGTAATTTCTTACTATCACCTAATACATAAATATCTCCTTTTTTTACCAAGGAATAGTCATATACAAAAAAACCGCTAATAACTTCCTTTCTATCTCCTTCAAATATAATATTAACCCATTTTTTAATAGAAATTATATACCAAAATGAATCCTTAATTGCGTTATTTGTCCAAAACCAACCAATATCTTTTTCAAAAAGCCACATCTGGTCCTGATTGGAAATATCTCTTTTTAAATTTTCTACATACACCCAATTCATAGTCGGGCTAAATATCCATTCATCCCCAGGCTGAACGCTTCCTAGGAATTCTGATTGATAAAAAGAGGATTCAGATGAAGAAACTAACCCGAGTTTACCTTTCTCTTCTTCAGACCAGGAAAATTCTTCTTTTATTCCAATTATGCCCTTAATACTATATACAGCTCCGATTTGTATTGAACTCAAAGCGTCGCTTATTTTATTATTGTCTTGATATATAAAATAATGATCTCCACCCGTATTCAAAAATTCGTCTCTACCAATATCTACAATATTAACATTATTATTGGCTGCGGTTTTTTTAATCTTAAAAGTGTGCTTAGTAACAGAATTAACTTGGTAAACATACTTGCTAGATATCCCTCCAGGAAGAACGCCCATAGATGAAAATCTAATTCTCTCCCCTTCAGTTAAACCATGATTAAAGCATTTGATTTTATTCGACGACAACTCTACCTCAAAAAGTTTCTTTAGCTGCAGATTCTTAACTACAGTTTGACGACTATTAGCGTTATCAGAACCTTTAAAATAAACAGAATCTAATGAGCCATCAAATTTTAAAACCTGAGGAGAACTTAATGCGTTAATCTCAGCGTCTTGATCATTTGAATCATTTTCATTTTGAGATCTAATTTCTATATTCTCAATACTCTCATTAGGGCTCGGACTAGAAACCGTAAGTTCAACAGAAGATAAACTAAGAGAAGAACTAATAGATTTATCTATCAATATAACAGTTTGGTTAATCTGAAAACTTGATTCGTTTACAGTATACTCTAGATTATCCCTAACCCCAATAATTCTTCCGCTTTTGTCTGGGCCAGCCCTGATTTCGTCAGAAACTTCAAAAATAGAGCCCGGGAGAAGATATGAAGCCTCTTGCCCAGCAGTAAACCTTACGGTTTCTTTTTCTAATTGAGCGGTTAATAAAACCCACTTAGCCAATCTTCTCGCTTGAGATTCAGAGGTTAAACCAAATCCCATAATTTCTTGATCTATGAAGCCAAATTTTTGCATGGCAGACGCATCTTCTTCATAAACAACGTCCGGCTTAAATTGCTTATCTTTATTATTAAATCTAACCAATACAGCAGTAACTCTTTTAGTTTTGCTCATTCCAGAATATAGAAATCCTGTTTTAGATACATTAGAATTATTAAATAGCATTACAGCAGGCTTCAAGGAATCTTGCGTGGAAAATATTTTACCTGAAGCGTATGTAATCATACCCCTAAAAATCGAAGACATAGAATTAATTGCATCAAGAGCTTCAGTTTTATCAGATATGTATATATTAGCCGTAAACCGAGGCTCTACGACTGGATGATTCTTCTGAACACAGCATGCTCCAGCAACCTTATGAGAGGACGAGCCCGAAACTTTAAAAACGGCCTGACTGTCAGAAAAAGATGGCCCAGATAAAGTAACGGTTTTTGTGTTTACATCGCTAAATAAAATAGCCCGCTCTTGTATAACAAACTCTCTTTCCCTCATTGCAGATTTTCTTTTTATACTATTTACTTGTTCTTCACTCAGTTGCTCAAATTGATATCCATGTTGATAAATAAAAAAGGCCATCTTTTTACCTTTAAAGCTTTCTCCGTCACCAAATTCAGACTTAAAGATTTCATTCTTATCTTCGCTAGATAAGCTTTCTTTGTATGAAGAAAACTGATAGCTATCATTCGAATCTAATTCGAAAAACCCCTCATCTATAGTAATAGAAAAAGATTTATTTCCGCTTGAAGAAATTGATTCTACATTGAAAGTCTCAAAAGGTTTAGGCATATTATTCTCGCACTCTATAGGGAAATCTGTCTCAACTAGCTCGTCACAATACTTAGCTACTTTATATAATTGCCATTTATCAATAAAATCTTCATTCATTCCATACTTACCCAAACCAAACCTAGGATTATGGAGTATATCAAAAAATACCCACGCTGGATTATCACTCCAATATCGAAAGGCATCATTAACGGAGCTTAAAGACTGATTTTTGGTATACTGACCTTTAAACAGTCCATTCCAAGCTCCATTATAAGACCTACTAACAGGATCATAATTGCTCGGAATTAATACTTTTTTTAATTTTAAATGATAATTCCTTTCGGGTACTGAACTAAAATTCTTGCTATCAAAAATGACTTTGCACATAGCGGAATGCGGATACAAAAGCTTGCTTTCTATAACTTCTTCTACGTGAGCTAATTGCAAAGTTCTAGTTCTATCCATACCACCAACATCACCGCCTCTGGCAGAGCCATCATATTCAGGACTTAATTTCACAACCTTAAATGTCACTCCCCCGCTCTCATCAATTACTAATTTATGTTTACTAAAATCGACTTCTATATCAAACTGGTAAGGGGATGTGGCTACTCCAGACAAAGAAAACCCTCGCTTAGTTTCGCCCTGTTCATAGATAGAAATATTAGATTCTTTATGAAACTTGTATGAACAACCAGACTCCTCATCAACTATAGGGACGTAGTGGTTATCCTTAGATATGTATATAGCGAAATTTACCGTATTAGGTCTAGTTACTGGCTTAGCTTTTTCTTTTTTACCCTCGATTACTGTTTTACGAAGTTCCACCCTAAACGCAAAAATTAGTTTTTGAACATTAGGGTTAGATACAAAATGATTAAAAGCTAAAGCTCCATTATATTCCGCGCTTTCAAGGCTAAAATATTCGGCCGCTCCAGCATTTTTTTTCCCGTATGGAGCTGCTCCATATAAAAGTTGATCGTATTGAGCTACGGAAGAAGTGTAAGGCAGCATTACCACTGACTCAGAATCAGCCCCATTCTTAATAGAAGGGAAACTCTCTGATTCGTTTTCGTTCAATATATAATTCAATCTACCACTTCCATCAGAGGTTGTATTTTTAACCTGAACCTTGTTGAGAAAAATGCCCTCTCGTATATCTCCACCAGAAATACTGCCTCCAAATTTATTAACAAAACCATGAATTGGCCCTTCAGAAAGAATATCTAAATAAGTTAACTCGCTATAAGACTCTAAGGCTGTGTCACCCACACTAGTTTTCCTCGGGAGGGGAAAACTTCTTATTGAAGCCGAAACATTAGATGACCCAATCATTAACCTTCCGTAGCCCAATGGAACAGGTATCCCTTGCGCTTGTCGATTCGTTGCCCCTTTTATTAAAAAAGATTTAGTCGAAACGGCTTTTCCCGGATCAGGAGGTTTTGGAGGCTTAAATAAAACATTCATTGCTACCTGAGTAATAGCTCCCCAAACTACAGAAGTAAAAATTTGAGCAGCTAAAGTTCCAGCGCCAAAAATACTGGTAGCCATAGCGGTAACAAAACCTCCGTCTGCGGCGCAAACGATATGCATTGAAGATTTAATTCTATCCTGATGATGATTAATGATATTTTTCTTAAAATCACCTTTTGTTTTTATTTTTTCAGGATGTTTATGTAAACATAAATAATTTTTTCCATTAATTTGCTCTCTAATCAAAAAATCAATAAAGCCATCTGAATTAGCATCTATGGCCTGAACAGCTTCCTCTACAGTATCTACATTCAAGCACCACTCTTTATCAAAAAGAGTGCCAATTTCTCCATGTAAAAAAATCTTCTTCACCTTACCTTAAACCTTACATATTTTATACACCTATATTATTATATAAGTAAAAGTCTTTATCTCTTAAACTATATATTAAATATGGTATATTTATTTTAGCTGAAGATTCCATATCCCAACAAGAAGGGTAAGAGCTACCAGTAATATGAGAATGAAAAACTACATCAACATCATATTCAATAAACATATAAGGGTCAATACAAAAAGAATTAGATTTATTGTTACTAATATTTTGACATGGCATAATATCTTTATATTTATTATAAATAATACCACAAACTTCCTCATCTTGATGCAAATGAGATAAATCTTTAATTTGATTTAATACCTGCCTAGGGATATCATTCAATGCTGTATTTTTCTGTCCCAGGAAAACCTCCAAATCTTAAGCCCTCATGAGTAGAGTCGATTTTATTAAAATCAATCAAAGAAGAGTCCTCTTTTGAAAATCTTTTTTTGCATGATTCAAGAGTTTTCGAACATTCATCTTTTAACCAGAATTCTCTATCTAAAAAAGGGTGGTGATTTATAGGGTCGGAGTGATCTTGAATACATACAAATACACCAATAGACCTTTTATACGGATCCTTATTAGAGTCTGGGCTAATTTTTACTATATCGCCCAATTTATAACCGTCATTTTGAGTCTCCCCATCAAGCAAGCCTAATTTATTCCACTCTGGAACTTGATTTACGTCTTGGTACTTGTTGGGATCAATTCTTCCGGAAGAGTCTTTAAATCCAAAACCCTCAATTAAGCTTTTACCATCTATAGTCTCTATACCTAAACCTTTATAACCACATCCGATTTCGCATCGATATGTCCAATTACAATAATCCGCAAGTATGATTCTCGCTGGAACCCAAGACTCTTCTAACTCTAGAACAGAAACGAGCTCTATTTCTATGAAATTCTTATCTTCAGATATTTTCCTATTTATAAAAAAGACGTCTTCGTTAAATCTGGCATTAGGATCTGCACCCCCAAAAGGATTACCGCTTTGCTGCTGAAAATTTTCATCATCTAAAAATCTAGCATAAGTTCGTTTCCTTGAAACTTTACAGCCTATAAAATCTTCGTTTGAATAAAATATCTTAGAGAATAAGCCTTGAGGGTTAGCAATTTTTAATTTAGGTCGAGGAAGTGTGCCATCTGACTTCTGCTCGAAACCCTCTATTGATATAGGTAAAGGTTGATAAGAATAACCCTGCCATATTATTGGGTTTGACCCATTAATCATAGGGCAAAATCTATAAACTGAATCCGACCCCAAATTCACTCCATATACATCTTTCAATTCCTGAAAATCAGACTGTAAGCTACTAAAATCTATATCAAATAAATCAATAATTACATCCGGATTTATTGAAAACAGGCTTTTATTAAAATTTTGATTAGAACTAGACATCACTTATATATATAGACGCATTAATAAGTATATTATCTTCTAAAGAAGAATTTCCAACATTAATTCCGCCACCGTAATAACCTTGCCCAAACAAAGAGCTAATTAAGACTTCCTCCCCTCCTTCAGTAACAAAAACTAAATCACCAAGCTCAGCATTTTCATTATTCATGTGGTATATAAAATCATAATTTAGCGGATTTATTTCTCCATAAAAGGCTAGGTCAAAAAAAGCGCTCTGACCACCAGGAATTTGATTTGTTTTATTTTTTATAAAAAAATTCTTAATGAGAAATTCGCTATGCAACGCAGAACTTATTAATTCTCCCAATTGTGCCCTAGCAATTGATTTTATGTTACCCCTATTATCCTGAAAATACTTATCTATTAGACCATTATAAGTCTTCCTAGTGTAGTTATCGCCGTCTCTTTCCATAACAGTAAAGAACTGGCCACCCTCTAATCCTTCAGTGTAAGATTTATCAACTTTAACGTATTGATTAGATAAATTAAAAGGCAGGGAATTATCGTCATCTAACTGATAAATAAAATCATCAGAGTTTAATGAATTTAAGTTTACAATACATACATCATCTTCTGAAGTTTGAGAAACTATTGATAAAGGACTATACTCGTCTAATTGCCTTAAATTATATACTGTAACAGCTTCTCCTCCTATATTCCTAAGCTCCACTCTTTTTTTAGCGAGACCACCCAAATAGACAGGTTCATCAACATTAACCTCTGCAACAATTACAGGGTTAGCGCACAATAATTCAGCCCGCAGAGTTTTTGGGGGGCTAATATGATTATCGTATTCTGAAGCGGTAAAATTCAAAGGGAATTGCTCAAATACAGCCTTAATAGAGTGATTATTTTTATAAGTGTATCTATGTTGCCATTGCTGACATATAAAATTTTTAGAAGCTTCGTATGGAGACGGGGGCTTAAACTCAAAAGGTATATAACCTAGATGTTGCTCAAGGAAATGTAGTATTGCATAAGCTTCGCTATCGTTTCTATTATTAAATTCTAACTCTAAAGAAAGAAGGCTTTCATTTATTCCATCACGATACAACTGAGAATATCCCCCTTCAGACATTATTTCATTCATCCTTGGCTTTTGAGTGACGTTTAAACTCAATGAAGGCTTCCAAAAGAATGACCTACTCCAATACTCAGTATTAACATCTTTAAAATAACCATTTTCCCTAGTCCAAGAATCCTGAGCTTCGACAGGAGACTTGCCCACCTCAGGAGATTCTCCGCTCCAATAATAAAATTTTTTATTTTCATCAGAATAAACAACATCATTTTTTTCATAATATTCAGTATCAGAATATTCATCTGCAGGATTAAGAAAAAGCCCCTCCGATTTATTTAATATTGATGTATCTAAGTTTCTAAATCTAACAGTAATATCATTACTATTTTCAAAATTTAACGCGTGGCTCCATTCATTGCAATAAAATTTCTTAAGTTGCATCTCGTTTGAATTATAAGGAAAAAACGCTGCATTACCATCCCATTTAAAACCAGATATACCTTGAGAATATTTTAGATTAGGAGAAGGCATGTCTTCTTCGTGCTGCCCCTGATGATTTTCAAGGAAATGAACTATTGCATTCGATTCTCTATTAGTTCTATTTTTAAATTCTAAATCTAATTCAAAAGTTAATGAATTAATGTTTTTTGGCTGAACTATATAATAACCATTTCCATATTGATACTTATAATTATTTGCCTTAAAATTAGCTGTTGAATTATAATCGGCGTCAAAGAAAAATTTATCCGCAGTCCAGGCGTTTGAATTATCAGATGGATAAGTGTTTATAGAAGACAGCGAAATAGTTTGAGGTCCGATAGGTTCAAAATCATTAAACCCACCACTAACAGGCAGAACCTGTATAGCGGTTCCCTCGAGATCAGGGTCATTATTCAAGGACTTAATATCTTTTTCTATATCAAGAACCCTATATATTCCGCTATTATCACCAGTACAACCTTCTAGATTTAAAACTTGGCCAACTCGCAACTCTAAATTAACAGCATCGGGCCTATTCATTAAATCAACTATATAGTGAGTTTGACCCTCGCTAGAGATTGGCCCATCAGGAACTAAAGCTAATCTTTGACTTGCCTCTATAAAATTTCCTCCGCCATTAATCGCATCTTCTTTGGCGTAATAAAATCTACCATCTCCAGTATAATATACGAAGTCAAATTTTTTATAATCAACGCCAGTCTGAAACTCACCAGAATAATTCGTTACATGAGTTACGTTTTGAGATTTTAACAGCCCTTCTAAATTATTCATTATTTAATAATTTCTTTTATCGTTATATTAGCTGTAGCATATTGACCTTCTGATATAGCAATGTCTTGAGTCTGAATCTTGCCTTTCGCGGAAAACCTTGCAACCTTTTCTCCCTCAAGAGATAAAAGAAAAGCTTCTATCTTAGAATCTTCTATTCCCTCTGCAGCGGAAGATGTTTGCTTATCTCCGTATGCGTTGATTTTTTCAATAATTTCATTACCTTCGATTCTCATTTCTTTTTCTATATTTTCTACAGAACATCTCACAGGAACAGTTCCGCTAGGGCTAGTATTTATTGAAGTATTTTCATTAGCTCGTATTTGATCATGTATTTTTCTATTAACAACGATACTATATTTTAACTTAGAAATTTCAAATTCATTTTGTTCAACCCCACTGGCAAGTATATTCCCGAAAGACTTAAGTCCGTGCGCGAAATTTACATTAGATTGACGAAATCTCTGATCGATCACTCTTTCAATTGACCCATATATGTCGTAAGAGGCGCTAGCCATCACCATTCTAAAAGGAGACATTTCAAAACTAAAAGAATTTAAATACATATTATTAAAACTATATCTACCAACAATATTATTATTAATAGAACGCTCATCCATGCCAGCAGCAATATCAAACATTCTTTCTATAGAATTAGGATTACCATCAATAGTAAATTTATCAGAAGATATATAAAAATTTATAGATAATTTACCAGTTAATCCTCCAACAGGAGCAAATTTTACAAACTCTGTTTTCGCGCCAACAATAGAACTATCATAATCGCCGTATACTCTTTCCGCCTCAAGCTTAGGAGATATAGATAAATTAGCAGAGCTAGCCAATAAATCTTTACCCCCAATAGTAATTTTACCATCTTCAAATCTTAATAATTTATCGCTCATACTAAAGGATTGTGGTAGGTTTCATAACCTTTGTAGGCTAGAGAAATATTCATTTCCTCTGCAACAGTACTATTAATTGCTTCGCTAATTAATCGAGCATTCTCAATCTCAAATGTATTAATATCAGTTTGAGCGTAAGAATCTAAAATTTCTATTTTAACATCGCTTTTCGGAGCAGCTTGAATTCTATCTTTTATTTCTCTAATTTCATATTGATCAGCAATAATAGATACATTGACATCTGTTTCAATAGGGTATTGAGTGTCGATCTGAATTGGCTCTAAGTTTTTAACGGAAGCTTGAGAGTTTTCCCAGTCAGAAGAATTACCCTTAGGCAAACCATATACAGCATTTACATTTATTCCTCTACTGTAAGCAAAAGAACTAACTGCATCGATTGAAAAATCGCTAATAGTAACCCTTATTGTTGACTGATCCGGATATTTTATATTTTTATTTTCTTTTGTTGCCGGACTCATAGACACATCCTTTCCGAGCTGCCCATAAACTATAATATCAGTTTGAATATCAGGAATTTCACCAACTGAACAGTTTACAGAATATCTTGAAACTCTTCCTTTTGTAAAGCCAAAGCCCTTTGTATTATTTTCGTATAGTATTGAACCGTTAATCTCTTCTTCATCAAATTTATATTTACCATATATATTTTTCTCTAACAAAGGATCGTAGCCAACCATTTTTCTACCTATAGAAAAGTTGCCTTGCAAAGGTGAATCAATTAATGCGTCAATGAATCCTACGCCAGCAACCCTAATTGGTTTCTCGCTAATTCCATAACTGCCATCTACGGACTGAACACCTAATAATTCGTAACCATTTATAATTACAGTTTGCTCGTAATTAGAATAACTCATATTAACCGCTTAATAAACCGCCAGGCCTTTGTTCTTCAACTATAACTGAAACTACTTGCTGTTTAATTTTATCTGCTAGAGCGACATTACTGCTTTGCTCTTCTGATTGTTCTGCTGGATTTTGACCTGATTTTTGTTCGCTTTCGCTAGAAGCTTTACCTCGCTCCATATTTATTGAAATATTAATATTATTAGTATTACCCCCAGAAATATTACTATCGGATGAACCAAACTCCCCTGATACAGGTCCGCCATCATTAAATTTACCAGCATTAATACTGTCAAGAGTTGACTTTCCTAATTTTCTTGCGCTACTTGCCTTAATAACATATTCACCCTCACTTAGCATTGCCGGAATTTGATCTATACCAGATTTACCTGAAATATACCCACCCCCCGCGTATTTTCTAATAAAACCTCCACTGTTTCTACCTATTTTAGGCCTGCCAAAATAATCATACTGATTGGCAAGAGAAGAGCTACTTAGACTACTAATATTATCAAAAGAGCCAAAACTATCTCCTAAACCCGTATTAAAAGACTCGCTAGGCGCGTTCAGTATTGCTTCTCTAGACAGATCTAACGTTGCATCTGGTTTTTGAAACATATCGCCAAGATTTTTAGTTCCCCAAGCTATTCCAGCGCTTAAAGCCGTTCCCGCTAAACTTTGCCAAAACTGCTTCTTTTTCCTTTTTTTCATTAAAGCTTTTTGTCGCTGACGCTCTTCTTCCGCAAGAACTTCTCTAAGCTTTGAAGCGTCATCTTCTATTCCGACATTGCCAGCTAATCCACTGTAAAAATATCCGCTCATAGCCTTAGACTGATAGGCTCTCCCTGACTCAAACGCTCTTCCTCCTCCAAAGTTTTCAGCTAACGCAGACCCTTCTTCTGGAATAAGCTTTTCAACATCCCCTCCTTCTGCGAAATTCTGAACTCTTCCTCCTTTAGAAAAGCCCCTCTTATTAAAAGGCGGATTTCTTTTTTCGTGAATATACCCCCGCAACCATTTATCTAGCGAGTTTGTATATCGAACTTTCTTTTTTGGGGTCGGGCCATATGCAGAAGTATCCCAACCCCTGAATTTACCATTCTCAGTAGAATATATTAAATCCGAAAAAGTCTCATCCTGTGTTTTGCCGTAATCAAAAACATTTTCATCTTTATTTCTTAGACTATTTAAAAGGTAATCGTATTTCTTCCTTATTTGAGATATATTAGCACCCTTTTGCCGTACTTCTTGAGATCTTTCTTTTACCAATTGCTTTTCTACGAGCTTAAGAATGTCTGCGCTTTGATCTACTGCAGGTGGCCCTTGGATTTTATTAGGGTCAATTAAAGCAAATGGATCCCAATTACCTTTTTTAGTGTTTCCAGTTCCATCTATATCACTAACGGTAGTTGACCTTCTCAAAGGAGTTTCGAATGGTGTTGATCCAAAATCAACAGTTCCATCGCTATTCTGTTTCCAGTTGAATGGGGAAGTTGCTTTCTCCATTTTTTGTTGGGGGCTAGGTTGGTTTTTTAAAGAAAACGCTTCTATTCCAGCAGCCTTCTTTTGAGCTAAACCATACTGGTCTTCAAACAATTTCATATTATCTGAGTCACCAAGAAAGTCCATCATTTTATTTTTGAAGCTTCTTGGAGGAAGAACGCTAAACTCTGAAGGAGGTTCGGTAAATATAGGCGACGCAGGAGGATTACTAAACACATCTGCAAGAGCAGTGCTTGGAGCAAAAGCTTCAGCTTGAGCTTTTTGATACTCCTGCTCAAACAATTTCATATTGTCATCATCATTTATAAAGCCCATCATTTTTTGCTTAAAACTCTTTGGAGGGAGAACGCTAAACTCTGGTTGAGGAGCGAAGAAATTATCGAAAGACGTGGAAGGAGGTGATAGAGGAGATGAAGTAGATGGGGTAGATGCAAAAGCGCCACTCAAGCCTGAGTCAACCCATCCTCCATTAGCGTATTTAGGTATTTTACCGCCAGAATTTAAAGTATGCATAAAGCTTCCGCCGTACCTATTAACAGCTTCTTTACTCATAAGGTATTCTCCATCGGAAACCATAGCGGGAACAGATCCGCCTTTGGAGTAATTCCTTATAGGTCCACCATTATATCTATTAGTGGCATTAAAACCCATCATTCCAACAATACCTTGAGCGGCTTGCTGTAAAAATGCAGACTGTATAGATTGCAAAAAATTTATTCCTATTTGAGTCATTGCATCACCAAGATCATCTGCGCCATTTAAAGCTACTTGCATAGCTTCAGCTAATCCATCAGCCAATAAATTAGGAACTCTTTTGCCTATTTCATAATGCATATATTGAGCTTGATCTCTCATTTCGGCAAATGAATTAGACATACCTCTAGTTATTGCAGACCTATCATCAACCTGTCCATCGATAGTAACAGACTGCCCGCGCATATACCTATCATTTTTCTCCCTAGCAGATAATTCGCTCTCTACAGCCTGAACGCCCTTTTCTTTTAATATATTTTGTTGAATAAGGCTATCGTTTATGTTTTTTATTTCTTTATTTAAGTCTTCGTTTACTCCTAATCTTTGTTGATCTAAAATTTTTAATTCTTCAAGGCGTTGCTTCATCTCTTGGCGAGTCTCTCCACCCCCAACAGTTTGTTGAAACTCTTCATCGCTCAACAAATCTTTACCGTATCCTCCCAGTACATCTTGCAAATTAGTTATTTCATTTTTTCCGCCAGCGTCCTTGAATCGTGATTCTAATATCGAACTTATATCAACTTCTTTGCCTTCCATTTTCAATATTTTATCAATTTCTTCGTCCGTAAATCCGCCAATCTCAAGATCCTTCGAGGCTTGTTGTAATATTCCTAATTTAGCGCCTGAACTTTTTCGCACCATACCAGGAACGATTCTACTTTCTAAATCAGATCTATCGATTTGCAACTGTTTTTGCTTTGAGGTATATCCCCCTACAGACCTACCTGCATCCGCTATTCTTTTATCAAGAGCAGAACTTTCAGAAAGAAAACTAGAGTTTCTATTAAAGTTTTGAATACTCTGATTCATATCTTCAAGCAACTCTCTTCTTTTGCCAAGTATATTATTTATTGTTAACTCTGAATTAGCTTGAGAGTCTGAGATTGTTTTTTGTTTACCTAATAATGTAATTTGATTTTGATATAAAAGGCTTCTATTTTCTACTATTTTATTTGCTTGGTCCTCATTAACTCCAATATCTTTTAATATTTGTAATAAATCTTCAGCGCTTTTACTGTTTAATTCGTTAGTAAGATCTACTGTTGTTTTATCTTCTAAAGCTGCCTCATTCAAATCTTTAAAAAGCTTTTGCTTTAAAGCCTGTGTTAAACCAGCGTTTTGCCCGGAAGAAACATCACTTATGAGTCCTTTTTTAAATTCAGATTTGGCTTGATTTGTTCCCAACTCATAAGCCTCTTCAGCTTTATTAATAGCCCCAATAAAATCTATACGAGCTTTCCTTTCTTCGCTTATTAAACTACCCATTAACTGTTTTTCGGTCTTTAATGAATTCGACATATCAATGTACTCAGCTTTAATATCCAATTGAGCTTCGGCGCTTTTTTGCTGAGCGTGAATCATGGCTTTCTGAAGATTGAGTTGAAGAATTAAGCCGTTCGCAATCTTTTTTTGAGACTTAACTCTTTCATTGAGTATCTTAACTAAACCAAACATCATCGCATTTATCCTCTTCTCTCCTTCGGATCCAGTGCCGCCCTGCGTAGATTTTATTTTTTTAATCAAATCCTCGCCGAGAACTTCATCCTTACCTTCGAAGCCAAAAGATTCTATAATCGAGGAGTCAGTAATTACCTCTTTTTCTCTACCCTTCATACCTTGAATCAACAAATCTCTTTGAAATTTTCCCAATCCCCCACTCCTTCTGGCCGAAACTGGGCTTTCACCTGTAAATTTTTCAATTCTAGCCATAGATTCCTCAAGCTTTTTCGCATAACTATTATCTTTAGAAACGTTAGTTAGATCTCCAAGCCCAAAAGTTTTTAGAGCTTCTAAAATTCCGATGTCCCCAAGTTTTTCTTGATTTTGTTTGAAATAAGTGCCGGTCATTTCAGTTTCGGATAATTTTAAATTCGGATCTATGTTTTCAGCAAGTACAGAGCTTGACGTTGTCGCCATATTTCTTATTCTAATATTTTCTTGTCGAGCGTTTTCTTTTAGAGCCTCTGTATTTGCTTCACTTGCAGACATCATACCGCTTACTGCTCCCATTAAACCTCCAACCCCAATAACTAAAGGAGCTGCAGGCCCAAAAAACGGTGCAATCATGCTCGCCATCATACCCCCTGACGCTGCACCTTGTAAAGCGCCACCTGCTGCATACATAGCGCTCCCCGCACCTGTTTGTCCAGCGCCTTCTGATTGCAAAAATCCTGCTGCCATTGGAGCTCCAATCATTGCTGTCATCCCTACTCCACCGCCAAACATTTTACCTGCTGAAGAACTAACTTTTCCAAGCATACTTTTTTGATACGCAGAAGATAATTGTTGTCTACGAACATTTAATTTATCAATATACCCTTTAGATGACGAAAGTGACTGAGAAACTCGAGTTACGGCCTGCTCATTAAGCTTGTATTTTCCAGTAAGTTTTTCCATTATCGATGCTACATTTTCTGCAGCTCTTCTACCTTTTGGTAGTTGACTTAATTCTTTTTTGAGCTCTTTATTTACTTTTAGCATTAACTCATTTCTTGCTTTCCTGTTTAAAGAAGAATCATCTATATCTTTTGTTTTAAAATAATCTTCAGAAGCATAATTCGGCACAAATCCATTAGCCGAACCAAACACATCACGTAAACCATTCGGCTCATCTTTTGTATTTGTTACGCCAAGACCAATTGGATTACCTTTATTCATTAAGGCTGGATGCGTTCCTACCCTGATTTGAGAAACAGGAATTCCTGCGTCGCGCTCTCTGCCTATTGCATCAGTTAAGGGATCTGCTGCAAAGTTAGGTATAAAACCTTTGCCTGCATTTAGACCAGCAGCAAACATACCTCCACCTCGATTAAAATCTTTAACATACTTACCAAGGTCTTTTATGAAAGTTCCTTTTGTATCAAGATAGCTACCTTGACTGATAGCCTTAAGTTGGTCGTAATACCTTGCTCCAGACCTGCCAAAACCTGGAACATTATTTTGCTTAAATTCTGTTCGTTTTTTGCCTATGTTTGATTGGATTTTCTTAATTCTTGTTTTTAAAACTTCTAGTTTCTTAGGTTCGACGCCAGCTCTTTCAAGGTAATCCACGAATTGCATTAATTCCATATGAGACCCGGTCAATCCATATTGACCTTTCTTTTTATCAATGGACCATTTTACTTTTGCGAAATTAGGGATGTGGCCTGAAGCTTTAGTTCCACCTCTTTTTACTTGGGCTTGTCCTGCTGGAGCAAATGCTTTGGCTTTTTTGCCTCCTGGGCCCTTATAACTATCGATCTTGTAAAATTTTTCTGCAGCAGATTTAAGGTGCGCAGCGTCGCCGTCACTTCCTAGGGCTATTTTAGCTTCCGCGCCAAGACTTCCAAGCGGAGTCGCGCCAAACAAATTCCACAGTGCATCTCTACCGCCTCTAGGAATATCCAATAAAGCATTACCTGGAGGGTCTGCATCATAAGCTTCCTTTGCAACCCCCTTTTGCACAGACATAAGAATTTTTTCAAAAACATTACCAACTGTAACAGCAACGTCACCAGGTTTTATTACATTAGGTATAGACTCCTCTTTGAATATTGTGCTTACTAAATGATTTGTGGTTTTTTGCGCCTGATTGACCAAGTCCCCCTCGATCTTATTTTTAATTTTAGGATCGTTCTTAGCTCGTTCTTCATCGTTTTTACCAATAGTAAAATATGGAACATTCACGGGTACCATACCCGTTTTATTGGTTGTGCTAAACTTCGAACCTCCTTTTGTTGGATTGGGATTTAAATAAATAATGTTTTTCTTTCTGTCTCCAGCATAAGAACCTCCCCCTTGGGCGGATGCGGCAAACAAAACCATTTTACCACTTTTATTATATATCTGACTGATAACATCATTATCTTTTGCTTTTAATTGACTAGAGGTTGATACGGTTTTTATTGCTGCAGATCTTTCTCGTAAAGCTGCAGCTGCAGCAGCTTGTTGTTCGGGGGAGAATGTCACCCCTCCTATTTGCCGCCCCTTAACAATGTTTGTTAAATTAGCGGTTGTTTTTGCATTTCTTGCATTCTCTAAATATTCGGCCGCAGTTTTTTTCGCAAAATTCGGTATATATCCCCCTGCAGCATACGGATCAAATCCATGTATATCCCCAAATGCTTGTTGATAGTTTTTTCCAGCTTTGCTTGATTGAGGAGGCATAATTGCAGGCTGATTCATTCCCTTAAAATTCTTAACTGTCTCAGAGCTATTGTAAATAATTGGGCCCTCTCCAGGCATATTCATTTCTCGAATATTTCCTGCAGAATATCCACCTTTGGCAGCTTGCTCTCTCTCTGGATGAGCGAAATTAGGAATATGGCCGTAGGCGCGACCTTTTCTTGGGGTTAAGTTTGCCCCATATCCTTTAGTATATAAAGTTGCAGCGGCCTGCTTACTTACGTTATTTAAAACATTAGCTTCAGCAACTTGAGCTTTAAGTAAACTTAAAATTATTTTTTCTTTTTCTGTCCTGCTTATATCTGTGCGCAACATTTCCTTACTTAACGCGGCGTTTTGCCCAAATAAAGTAACAATCGATGTTTGAATGGCTTTTTGTTTTTGAGCTTCATTGGTTATGCCAATTAGAGATCCTAAGCTGTCTTTGGTAAACTTAAATGCTTGACCAAATAACTTTATAAATACCGTCGTTAAAACTACTAATCCAGGACCCGTAATAACATTGCCAATACCTCTTAATAAACCTTTAGCGAATTCATTTCCAGCGCCTTCTCCATCACCCAATGAACCACTTATATTTTCAGCGATAGCCTTAACTGTATTAAGCACTTTTTCTATTCCAGGACCTAATGCTATTTCGCCCGCTTGAGCGCTAACTTGTTTTATTGCGAGACCTGTTTCTGTGGCCATTGCGGCCATTGTGTTTCTTAATTGTTCATTTTTTGTTATAGCCTCGTCTGTTGCGTTTGCAGATATTTGCGTGGCATTTGCAAGAATACCATTTTGTTTTGCGGCGTCACCAAGAACAGCCTTTAAAACGTTGATTTGGAAAACTCCACCAACAGTTTGAGCTATTTGAGCCTTTTGAGCTTCAGATAATGTATCAAATGTATTTGCTAAATCACTAAGTATTCGCTTTGCTCCAAGAGTTCTTCCTTCAATATCTCTAACAGCAATTCCAAGATTTTCCAATTGATTTAATGTATCTGTCCTTCCGATACGAGTAAAAATTGTTTTAAACGAGTTACCAATAACCTTTCCGCCTCGAGCAGTTTGTTGTTGAGCAGCGGTAACCAAGCCTATTAATTCATCAATATCCACGCCAGCTCCTTTTGCTGCAGCACCAGTTCTGGAAATAGCGTCAGCAAAATCTTCTGCACTAACAGCAAACTTTACATCTACCGCAGCAAACTTACTCACCAATTGAGTAGTATCCTTTATTTGATGCCCGTAAGTATTCATGGCGGCAGTCAAAGACTTTACTGCCTCTGCAGAATCCATTCCTGTTAATCGAGTAAGAATAAGAGCGTCTTTGGTTCTTTTAAGAGATTCCTCTACGTTGAGGCCTTGACGAGCATATTCTGTTGCTGCATCGGCGGCTATTTTAAATGCCGCTCCCGTTTCTTTCGCGACTTTAAACAATCCATCGCTGAACTTTTCAAGGCTCTGAGCATTCAAGCCCATAACAACATTAATATCTGCAAGAGATTTTTCAACCTCAACCATATTTCTAACCATGGCCTTAAAAGAATCTGCTACGCCATTTATAATTGCCATAGAGGCGCCGAATGCTATAATACGAGCATTTGCCGCTTCCATTGACTTTGTAAATTCGTCAGCGCCCCGTTTCATGTTGCCTAAGGGCTGCGTCGCACCCTTATCGTCAACAGTTATTTTAATTGGCGTTCTGCGAATTCTATTTACTGCAGCTTGAACCGCTGCCTCAAGAGGTTGTGTATTACCGTGTACGTCAAGATTAATAGCCATTTTTCCTTATTCCTTAGATAAGGTATCTATACACTAAAAATTAAACGACTCCGTGCAATTTCATTAAATCCTCCATGTTAAGGCTACCACCTTTCTTTTTGGCTTCTTCATGTAAATTAACGCTGCCAGTAGGTCTTTCTATTCCCAATCGATCATAATCTTCTTTTTTGGCCCCAACAATAGTACCTCCGTCCCCGCTCGTCACTTTATCTTTTATTTTTTCTCTTTCTTCTCTTGAGCTACTACCAAATTCTAAAAGTTTCGCAGGATCTTTTCTTATTTTTTCTGGTATATTTTCATTTGTGTCAAATATATTTTTAAATACTCTAGTATAAACGATTAATCTTATTTGATTATATGTTAACTCACAAAATGGTTTTCCGTAAAATTGAAGACTGTCCTCAGCAAAACTAAGATAAGGATTATAAAAATCTTCAAGAACAGTATATTGTATATTTTCTTCTGAGAATCCTTCGAATACTTGATTATATTTATTTATAACAAGCTTTATATCTTCGTTTTCTAATTCATCAAACTCGTTCTCACTAAACAACTTACAACTCATATCTTCATCTTTATAAAAAGAATAAATCATATAAAAATCATTTAATCTTTCTTTTGCATATCTTTCGCAAGTATTGCCAATTAAATTAATTTTTTCGTTTTGTTTGCGAGTAAGAATAGAGCTTTCTTCTTCAATTACCTTTTTCTGTTGATCAATTTCAGCTTTTAAAACTAATTTAGTTAATGTTGTTTTTAAGTTTTCAACATATAAAGTTTTTTCAGTGATAATTCTTTCATCCTCTTCCGTCCATTGCCCCTCTTCCTTTAGATAGTCAAGCATATCCTGTTCGGTTGGGACACCTCTCTTCTTCGCAGATTCGAAATAACGTTCCTCTATTTCCTCAAGCTCTACCTGATCATGAGGAGTAAGATGCTTAATGTATACGACTTTGTCGTCTAGAACTGTAGTGGAATAACCTCTGACTACATCCCTAAATACTCTTCTGCGCCTTGTGGTTTCCACATATTATATATTACCTTCTTCGATATCGCTATCAAGTTTTTCGAAGTCGGCTCTAGTCACGGCGCCAGAACTATAATACCAAAAGCTAAATAAAGCTGCAATTTTTCCACCGATTATATCATAAACTTCGTCGCCTTCTTCTTCTAGTTCGTAGTAACGCTGAAGCTTATCTTCAAAATCTCTACCTTCAAACAAAGGCTTAGAGCTATCTTCATCATCTTTTTGAATATGTGTTAAATTTAAAATATACCACTGAATCACTTTATTTTCCGCACGAACGTCTGCCGTGTGATTAAATAAATTAGCGTACGAAGTTTCTACATTAATAATATCTTTTCTTAACAACGAGATTTCACCAGATATTTCTTTAATTCTTGCGTCATCTTTTTCTGTGCGCCCAGTAGTTTTTACATTTAGTTTTTCGCTTTCTTGAGATAGCTCTCCATAAGAAACATACATTTTAGTTAAAGCTTTTGCGTCATCTTCCGCCAATAAACCTCCGGTATCACTGTATTTCTTAGCTAACATAGCTTTCGTAAGAACACCTTTTTTAATGCAGTTACTCATTTCAACACTAAACTCTAATTCAGCTTCTTCAATTTGCCTTCGTGTAGGCTGCTTCATTATAATTCTGTATGGAACTTTTTCAGAAACCTCTTTAGTTACAGAGACCTCTTCCTTTTCGCCAGTTTCAGGATTAGTGACTTCGCTAGTCTCGGTCCTTTTCGTTTTTTCTTCTTTCTCAAAAGTGAAGCTGTAGATTTCTCTCAGCTTTTTTCGAGTATCGTCCATTGTTTCTAATTTTTCTTTTGTTGCTGATTCTGTCATGATTATTTAAATGTAAATCCTATAGTATAATTATCTAATTCGCTCTCGATATTTCTAATAGTTTCATTGCCAATATCTAAAGTTTTTTTTCGAAGATGTTTTAATTTCTCTTCGCTGAAATAATCGGCCTGATCAACAACAGGCATGCAACCCTCTGGGAGATTATCCTTTAACTTATCAAAACTTATTTGATGCTCTTTATATAAATCCTCAAGAATAATCAGAAATCCTTTAAATAAGGAGACTGTATTCCTGTGATAACATTTTTTAAAAATGTCTTCTGCTTCCATTAATTTTACCTTTATTTGACCTTGTGCCTACAATGAGATACACAAAAAATAATGTTTAGTGTAAATCTATTCATGACAGATTTCTTTTCAGCTGAAGAAAAAGAGAGTATTGCCGAAAACTTACTTAACCTTCATGATACATTCGGAAGGGATATTATTGTTTACAAAGAAGCTAAGAAAGTAATTATAAGTACAGACCCTAATTACAATTATCTATACGGAAATTCTGGAAAATCGACCCCTAGCGTACAAAACGTTCCTGTTAAAAAAGTTTTTAAAGCAAGAATAAGGTATGACACCGACAGAACTCTTGAGCAATTTGGAGAAGCGGGAACACAAATAAAAGTTAATAGGCCCGATCCTAGTAGCGTAGTCAGAATAAAATTAAAACTGGAGGATTATGATTATTTAAAAGAAGCGAAAAGAGTAGAATTAGATGGAAGAATGTTTCATGTAGAATCTGACCCTAGAGCTCATGGGCTTTTTGACAAAGTTCAATTCATAACATTATTTTTAAGACCAATAGAACAAAATGGCCAAAGCACTCAGTAGATCAATTAGAAATTCAGTAAAATCTCAAGTAAAAAAAGATAAAGATCTGCTTGTGCAGGCAAGATTGATTATTGAAAAGCAATTTAGGAACGTAAAAAATCAAATGATTAGGGACTTTCAAAGCCACCCTGTCACTAGAGAACTTAAGGCGGGCTCAGGCGCTTCGAATATCACCAATACTTTGCCAGAGGGAAATCTATATGGGTTTATAGGTTTTCAAGAAGGGGTTGACCCAATTAGCCCTTTATCTAATCTACTTGAACAGACAAATATTTTTATAAAAAACAGAAGCATAGGAATGCATGGTTTCATTTGGACATATATTGTAACATCCCCTTCCTTACAAGAGTTATATTCAAGCACCCCTATGCCTTGGTCAAATGGAGCTAGCTGGCTCAGAGAAATAGAAGGTAGAGGAATCCCTAATCTCGGTCAGTACATGAATAAGTTGAGCGCAACCAGTCGATCTGGAGCAGGCTTCCAAAACAAAAATAAAAGCTCAGGAGGAATGGTTAGAATACCATATATTAAAGATATTCTATCAAAATTTGAAGATAATTTAAATTCAATTGAAGCTTCAAGAGTTTCCGCGAAAAACTTTTAAAAATGAAACCGCAATTCCAACACGAATTAACTACAAGCTTCATGCTTTGGGCTGATAATTTCATCACAAACAAAGCGGAAGCTTATCAAAATTATGCGTCTTCTCTTTATCCAATGGCTACAGACGATCAACTTGGAGACGAATTTGTCACTTATAGCAGCCCTCATAAACAGTGGGTTTTTGATGAAAGCGTTGAAGGAGCGCAAGTACCTAGCGGAATTTACAACGATGGAGTCTTTATGGAAAGAGGAGACAACGGTTTAATATTAGATTTTGATGATGGACGAGTAATATTAGATTCTTCTTTTGGGGCAGATAATATGACATTAAGCGGGCAATATTCTGTAAAAGAATTTAATTTCTACATAACCAACCAAACAGAAGAGCAGCTTATAGTTGAAAGTAAATTTGATTCGAACGGAAGATTCAAGCAAGACTCTTCCGGCATAGCTCCTCACAAACAAGTTGTACCTGCAATTTTTGTAAATCCAGAATTAGTGCAGAACGAAGCTTTTGCGTTTGGAGGTGAAGATAAAACGACGACAAATATAAGATGCGTAATTTTTGCAGAAAATACTTTTCAGCTTGATGGGGCTTTATCTGCATTCTCAGACTCAAAAAATGAAGTTTTCTCAAAATTAGAATTCTCCGATTACCCATTAAATGAATTTGGAGATGCATCTGGATTCAACTATAAAACACTTGCTTCTCAAAAAAATACAAACCTTTTTCATATAGAAGATGTGAGAGCATCTAAACTTAGTGACAGAATAAACAAAAACATAGATCAATCATTATTTATTGGATTTTTAGATTTTGAAATAACCAATTTAAGATTTCCAAGACAATAAAGTTCCCTTTATAACATAAAAAATGTAATTTTAAACAGAAATTTAACTTCATATATAAAATATTATGGCAAATAGAGCAAGAGTAATTTATCAAAGCGAGGCGTTATACGCTGGAACAGTTGATGCCACAGGTAATCACTACAGCGTATCAAGCGACAATTGGAACACAAAAACCGGATACTCTACCAAAGCAGAAGCTGTTTCTGCAGGAGGAGAGATACGCACTGGAATTATGCAATTACGCAGAGTTCAAAGTGCAAATTATAGTTTTACAGTAAACAGAGAAGACGTTAATCAGTTTGGCCAACTAGCCAGAATTGATTCCGTATCTCTTGAGCCCCCCACAGTGACATTAGATTTTTCATATTATCTAACTAATGGTATTAATGAAAAAATTCTAGGAATGAACGTTGACGGAGCTACATCAGCGATTGCAGGAGATATTCTTCTTGGAAGAACTGAAGATGCGGAAAACCCAGGAGGAAAAAACTTTTTCATCATCACGACTCAAGAGGGTACAGATGCAGTAGGAAACGAAGATGATGAGTCCCTTAAAAATGTAATAGCTCTTGGAAATGGTTTTGTTACAAACTATTCAGTTGAAGCTTCTGTAGGTGGAATGCCAACAGCCTCTGTTACAATTGACGGATTTAATTTAAGAAGTTATACAGGAACTCAAGACCTTGAGCTTCCGGCAATCAACAATCAATTTGGTATTCCAATGACAGGGGGAGAGTTTTCTATTCCTCCTGCGATTAGCGGAGTTCACGATGTAGACAGTGAAATTGATTTTGGTAAAGAAGGAGTCTCTTGCTTACGCCCAGGAGATATTCATATGGCATTAGGTAACGGAGGTCGAGCCAGTTTGTTTGAGCCGCTTCCTTTTTCTGATCCAGAAAAAGATTATGATGCAGGTAGTGCTCACATTCAGAGTTTTAGTATTGATATTCCAGTAGGAAGAAGTACTATTGAAAGACTCGGAAATCCATATGGATACAGTAAAGTTGTGGATTTCCCATTAAATATTAATGTTTCCGTAAGCGCTATTCTTTCTGATTTAAAAGAAGGTAATGTTACAGACATTCTCTTTGATCAGGAACAGCATGATTTACAATTTACATTAAGAGAGCCAGATCAATTCGGAACCGGAGACATTGCAATGTTGTTTACTATTAGAAATGCAAGGTTAGAAGGAGAATCCTTTAGTTCCTCAATCGGAGATAATAAAACAGTAGACTTAACATTTACAGCTCAAATCGGCGGACCGCAAGATACAGGAAACGGACTATTTATTTCTGGATCAAGAAACGCCACAGGAATACATCAGTATTTCGCTTAATTTAAATTAACAGCTCTATTTTAAAAAACCTCCTAATGAAAATTAGGGGGTTTTTTATTGTGTAATTGCGGTTTTCATCCATCCGCCTGAGTTAGTATATATGTGAACAAAATTATCTGTAAAGATTTTATCCCCTTCTTCGTAAAAATTTAATGACTCATCGCTGTTAAACTCTGACTCAGTTAATGGCACCTGAAACCAACCGTACCCAGTTAAAGCAAAATAAACAAAACTGGGAACGGAATAATCTTCCTGGAAAATATAAGCAGGATATAATCTTTGCTTTAATACAGCGCCAATCTTAACAGAATCTCCCTGTTCATTTTTTTGAAACACTACTCTGCTATTTTCAAAAGATATAAGCTGATTGATCTCAATTTTAAACTGTTTACTCGATGAACCTGCGGAGTTAAATACTCTAGCTTCAAAATAAAGTGCCGTTTTATTGACTAAATGAGGGTCTCCGATAAATCTAATCTCACCTGTACTGGATATTTCAAATAGATGCGAATCTGGTCCAGACAAAGTATAAAACACTGGATAATCTTCAAATTCTTTTATCTCGCTTGATATTAATAAAGAAGACAAGGAGCCTCTTTCGACATTGATGGAATCGGTGCTAGAGACCCACTCGGGAGCCGCATCCTGAACGTTAACTATTTGTATATTAAGATACTTACTTGTGTTACCAAACTGATTATAGGCAGTAATAAATATATCAAAATCTTTTTTAATTGCAGTCTCAAAATCAGGAGTGAACCTAAAAGAAAGTTCTCCCGAAGAGGAAAGGGAGAAATACTTTTTGTCTTCTCCGGACAATCCATAAAAAGCATGGGTTGGGTCTATATTTAAATCCTGATTGTACTCTACTATATTTGTGCCCTCTGGGTGATTTATAGTTTCTTCAGTTAAAGACCAAACAGGGTTAGAATCAACTTTATCTACAATTTGAACATTTATATTTTTCAATGAATGCCCGGATTCATTTGTTGCCGTTACAGATAAAGCATATGAAGATTTGATCTCAAAATCAGGACTCTCTATAAAAAATATATTTCCATTCGGATGAACCTCAAAGTATTCCGAGTCAGCTCCACCTAAAGAAAAACTAACTTTACTATCACCAAGATCTATATTTTTATCGTAATTTAAAGGCGATTCATCATTTTCTTCGTGTGTTATATTATCTATATTAGTCACCCAAACTGGAGCTACTCTCGCTAAAAACCGAGGGTAAAGTTTTAAACCGTCGTCTCTAGAAACCCCAAAAGATAGGGCTGAACTTACCATAACATCAGAACCTATTTCGTGACTATAAGATTGATTTTGAAGTTGAGCATTATTAATTTCAAATGTTATATTATTAACTAATTTACTTTTAGATTCAAAAGATAGTCCCTCAATTAGATCATTATCTAAAACCAGATCTTCAACAAGAAACTTGACCCAAGAACTCTCTGTTTTAATATGAATGTAATTATTTTGATAAATTTTCTGAAATACATCCGCCTCTTGATCCTGGAAAAAACTCTCCTCTAAAGGAACCTTTAGCCACAAAGAATCTTTTATTCTGGCATAATAAAAATTATAATCGCCAGAAAAGTACTCTTTTTGACTAGAGCTTATTGAAGTATTTTCTTCGGTCGAGCCCTGCCCATGCGAAGTACTTTTCCACTCTGAGTCACCTATGTTTATGTATAATTTCTCACTAATTTCATCTGCGAAAAAATCTCCCTCATTACCAGCCAAAAGAGGATCGATTTTATGATCGATAATTATGTCATATGTATTAGTTTTGTTTAAAAATCCGTCCAATTTATCCTGAGAGTATTCTCTTAATATCATATCTATAGACAAAGAGCCTATAATTGGTAATTTTAATTTTCGGTCAAATATAAAATTACTTCCTAATCCATAAATTGCTTGGCGAGGAATAGGAAGATCTATATTTATATTTTGAATTGCGGCATTTACGGAATCAACGACAGCGCCACCCCTATCCCCGTTAATTTTGAAAATTGTAGCGTTAATCGTTCCGGGAGAAATTGCGGAAATTTCAGGAGAAACATGGGAGTCAAATATTTTATCAAAAGAGTGATGAAAGTCTGTAAATTTTCCCGGAGCTAGCTCAAGCACTTCTTCTGACCTTATATTATTTGCTCCCAGTTTTACAGCAGGGAGCTTTGGTCTATTTTGTTCAGAATATAAATCAAACTGGATATTACTCCCTCCATAAGAAATTGTGCTAGATGCAAATTGCCCTATTGATGCGCTGTATGCATAACGAGATAAAAATGCATTACCTATACCTATTATATTGAAATTTTCAAAGTCTTGCTCCGATTCCAAAAAGACAAGATCTTCATTTTCATTTTTGTTGGATGAAACAATCAATATATTTATGTCGTCTGTATGATTTTGTAATAAAAAATTTTTTAAAACACTACCATTTTTACTCAAGTGAAACCCTATGTTGTTTTCGTTAAGGCCGTTGGTAAATAAATACCCTATATCACAAGAAACGTCTGGAGCCCTCACAACAGGGCTTTGTCCATCTCTAGTAACTAGCTCATCGGCTCCAATAGCTTTAATATCTGTCGATTGATGAGTTAAGTCGTAACTCATATTTTGAACCCTAATCAAATCTTTATATTTTGAACCAGCTTCCTTGTACGCAGGAGCGTCAGTCAATATTACCCCTAACCGCTCATAGGTCAACCTATCCATTACTCCTTGTGCCATTAAAGTTATTACACAAATTCTTGTATTTTGGTGTAATAAAGCTTGCTGCCATGCCAAATCAAAGAATATCAGAATTACCTAAGATTGCACCACTTTTTTCTTCCGGAACGAGCTTTAACTATGAAAGCTCCCCTCCTCCATACTCTCAGCTTAATAATGAGCGGTATTTCATGGTAATTAATCCAAAGATAAGCAATGAAATTATATCATTTTCTGGTTTATACAATTCATGCTTAACTCATGCAATACATCTCAGGGGGGATCAAAATATAAGCGGGCAAAAAATTTTTGATGAAGATTGTGAAATAAATCGTAGGTTATCTATAAATTCAATCGGACCTATATCTACTGGAAATATCTCTGGAATTAATTTCATGAGTTCAACTGGTTTTTTTAATAGCGTCAATACGCATGAAGTTACAAAAAAAGCCTTGGTTAACACAAAAGATATTTACATCACAGAGGATTGTTTTTTTAACTCAAACCAAGAAAGCGTCTTTAAATACCTGAGCAGCGAAAATGTAGACTTAAATAAACTAAAAACCAACTCTATAAACTTAAGCGGAGACATCTATAACTCAGAAGATTTAACGGTTAGCGGAAAGAACTTGTTTTTCAAAGAAAAAATAAACTTCACTCAATCAGAATTGTCCATGTCTAACCAAAATTTAATTTTTGAAAATGATTCTGACATTTTTTTAAATTTATCCAATACAGGGACATGCCGCATTTCCGATAAAATAAAAATCGGTGAAGACTATCTAATGCAGAACGGGGTTAATTCCGGAGAAGTTTCTTTTGATGAAACTTCTTTTATATCCTCAGTCAGCAATACTTCAGGTAAATTTTTTGGTGGAGGAGAAGAGTCTATAGCTTTCAAAACAGAGATAAATTCTGGAGAGAAAAATTTTGATATACTTTTTCCAAAAACGTTTAGAGAAACACCAGTAGTCTCTGTGGCTACAGAAAACTGCCTGATTAATAAAACAGGCGTAAATAACTTTTTAATAAGCAATATAGATAAGTATGGATATCAAATAACTTTTGATAGCGATATTGAAAATGAAACCTCCAAAATCCATACTATTGCAATGCTAAATTCTAGTTCAATTTTTTCGTCCAAAAAAAAAGACATATATAGATCTTCTGTTGATTTAGAATCTGGCAGCCATCAATATTCCATAAATTTACCCAATAACCATGAAGATATTAAAATATTAGTTAGTCCAGAAAATCTAGAAGCAGAAGATCGATTCGTAGTTTCAGGTGTAAATACCACTGGATACATATTAAATTTTCAAAATCCTCCTCAACAAAACTTTTCCGTCCACACGATAACAACCGAAAAAGAGAAACAAAGAATTAGTTAATACGATGAAAGACAACAGAATATCCAGCTTTAAAAAAATTAATCAATTACACGCTTTCCCTGCTCAAATTCCAGCCAGCTACACCCAGTCAGGGCAACACGAAGATTTCCTATTCTTGGTCACTAAACCAGAAAAAGAAAGTGTCACAATTAACTTTAAAGATCTTAAGAGCTCGATAGTTAACGATACAGTTTCCTTAACTGGAGATCAGTTAATTAGAGGCAAAAAAGTATTTGAAGATGACTGCCAATTTAATGGAAAGCTTTTAGCTAAAGAAATTATCGACACAACTCAAGAGGGGGATATTAGCGGATATAATTTTCTAGGAGAAAACATTTTTTTTGATAAAATCGGCGTCGGAGATAGATTTTCTTCAGCTCAAGAAACGCTACAGCGGGCACTAAATATTGATGGAGGGATTTATGCAGAAGGAAACTTAATATCTGAAGGCTCCGGTATATTTTCTGGAGATCTTTCGTCAGAAAATTTAAAGGCTCATAATAATATTACTATTGAAGAAGATTTACACTGTTCCGGCAATTTATTTTGCGGGGGAGATATGGAAGTAAAAGGGGATTTATTTCTTTCGGGTTCATTGAGATCTACTCAAAATGAAAGTTTTATAGAAATCTCTAAGGACCACCTTAAATTAGCTTTTGATGATGAAAATTATGTTGACATAAGCTCTGGAATAGATGTCGTTATTTCTGGAGAAAATAAATTTTCCATAAATTCTGGAGCGTTAAATATTTCGGGAGACGCTTTCTTTCAAGAATTATATGTTACAGGAGAAGATGGCTCCTTTGAAAAAGTTGTGCCTCAAAAATATGATGAAGCAGTATTTTTCTCGAAAAAATTACCTGCAGGACTCAATAGATACGACATTGAGTTCCCAAAAACTTTTGGATCTATACCCTCTGTACAGGCAACGCTTTTGAGCGCTGTAGCAGACCCTTATATAAATCATTATATTTCCAGCATAACAGAAAGCTCGATGGAAATAAAATTCGAACAAAATATCACAGGCACAGGATATTTTATGCAAGTTAGCGCAACTCCCTCACAAGTTTTGTCTGTACACCAAACAAAACTACAGTCTTTTTCAACAGGCTTGCTAGCAGGAGGTTTAATTTCTAATGAAGTATATTTTCCGGAAGCCTTCGATAGACCACCTGTAATAAATTTAACCCTAGAAGCTAAGGAAACTTTTAAAACAATTAATGCCGGTGGAATAGGAGACGAGTTTTTTGAAGAGCCGTTTTATTATATTTTTACAACATCAAACGAATGGAGGAGGGTAGAAGCGGTAATTGAACAAAGAGAATCTGGTAGCATCGGACAAAAAGAGATTGAAAATGACTTTCTATACATATGTACTGGAGAGGATTTTTGGGCAAAAATTAGCGTAAGTGGTAGCAATTTTTACTTTGAGGACGATTTTGATTTTGATGGATATCATCTTTCAGGAGAATATTTATACAAAACAAACCAAGAAGGAGACTGGAAAGAAGTAAAACTTTCTTCTTGGCCGTATGAAGATTCACATTCTGACATGAAATATACTTTATCTAACATTTCGCAAGAAAAGTTTACGATAAACTTTGATAGTTTGCCAGCGTCGAACTACAACATTCACATTATGGCGGCAAGATAAGTCTTGACATTAAAGTTATTGTCTGATATAATTCAGGCATGAATAATCTATTGTACAGAACTAAATGTTATTTAGTAGGCCACATGCAATATGTTAGTGGCAGGAATTGGAGAGAGCATGTAACAGAAAAACTTGAACCACTAGGAATAACTTGCTTTGACCCCTATAAAAAACCATTTATTAAAGATGTAGAAGAAGATGAAGCTTCTCGCCAAGAAATGGAAACTTGGATGAAGACAAAACAATACGATCGAGTTACAGATCGAATGAAAACGGTTCGAGCATATGATTTAAATTTAGTTGATCGAAGCGATTTTATAGTAGCTCACCTCGTTCCTGAGGTCGCAAGCTGGGGCAGCGCAGAAGAGATTGTCACTGCAGTTAGAGAGAAGAAGCCTGTTTTTGTTAGTATGGAAGGCGGAAAATCAAAGACTCCTTTATGGATGCTTGGAATGTTCCCGCATAAATATATTTATAATACAGTTGATGAGATTATAGATATGCTCTTCGCTATAGATTGCGGAAACAAGCCTATTGACTCAGACAGATGGAGACTACTTCAAAAGGAATATAGATAATGTACACACTAGCAACTTCTTATTTTGAATTTTTCACTGGAGATTTCTTAGTTTTTGGAATCATAGGTGGAATTATTTGGCTTTTTAACAAGAAAAAAGAAGACGATTTTTATGACAGCTAAATACAGAGATTACTCAGATATTGTTTTAGTTCCAAAATATAGTGAATGCTCAAGCAGATCAGAATGCAATACAAGTGTTGAATTTTGCGGGTTTAAATTTAGACTTCCAATTATTCCTGCCAATATGCAATCTGTCATTAACATGAGCTTAGCAAAATGGATGAGCGAAAATGAATACTTTTATGTCATGCATCGATTTAATAATGATCTTGCAGACAATGTAGCTATCGCAAACGCCGAAAACTGGAAAATAATATCGTTTAGCGTGGGAGTTCAAGATCCAGATCAAGACAAAATACATAAAATACGAAGGCGAGGAAACTCTATTGATTTCCTCACAATAGATATTGCCCATGGTCATTCAAAAAAAATGATTGACATGATTAAATTTATTAAAAAAGAATTACCTAACACAAAAATTATAGCAGGTAACGTAGCAACTCGACAGGCGGTGATTGATTTAGCTAACGCAGGAGCAGATGTGGTAAAAGTTGGAATTGGCCAAGGTTCTCCTTGCACGACAAAAGATAAAACTGGATTTACACTACCTATGTTTAGTTGCGCAAAATCTTGTAGTTCAGTATATGTTGGTGAACATGAAGATAATTTAAATAAAGTTCCAATTATCGCAGACGGAGGAATAAAATGCAATGGAGATATTGCAAAAGCTATGGTTGCTGGTGCAGACATGGTTATGGCGGGAGGTTTATTTGCGAGCTGCGTAGATAGTCCTGCTACTGTTATAGAAATTAATGGAGAGTTCCATAAAGCTTATTTTGGTTCCGCAAGCTATGAAAACAAAAAACACCGCAATCACATTGAAGGAAAACTAAATAAAATTAAGAATAACGGAATGACATATAAACAAAAATTAAAAGAAATTCAACAAGACATGCAGAGCGCGATAAGCTACTCAGGAGGTAAAAATCTAGAAAGTTTATCAACTGTAGGGTATCATTATGTGTGATGAGCAATATACATCATTTAGACTTTCAGCACGAAGATAATATAATTCAACTCTTAAAATCTTGCATAGATAATAATGATTCATTATTTATAGGCAAGCTAAAACCTACAGAAAAAAACGCATATAGTTTATATAAATCAGAAATTTTTCCAATTATTTTTGAAGATCAGCCAATTTTTGGTTATTCTGTTAAAGAAAAACTAGCAGGCTTAACTTGCGCTTCAACAAAACCAAATGAGATTTACGATCTTGAAGAATCAATAGCGCTAGGAGTATTGACAGTTGTTGATAAAAATTATAGAAGACAAAACGTAGGCACTGAACTAAGAATTTTTATGGCTAATTATTTAAAAGATATTGGCATTAGTAAATTTATTTATGAAATCCATTTTGAAAATGAAGCGTCTATTAAAAACTCTGAAAAAATTATAGAAAAATACAAAGCGCAGACCAATTTAATATCAACAAAACATGAAGCTTTATTAAATGTTTAAAAATGATATATACAAATATCTTGCAGGAGATAATTTAACAGAAATTCAATTAGATTTATTTAATGATTTATCTAATATTTTTATAGATTTTCCTGTAAAAATAGAACCGCCAAGCTCAGCAGTTGTTGCGCTAGCTTGCAATTCAGGCGCATCTCTAGCTCATGCTTTATCTTCGGGGCTAAATTGTATTAGCGACCAACATTTACCAATACAACAAATCGCAGAGTTTATACATAAAAATCATAAATATAATCCCAAAGAAGTAGCAGAAAGGCACTCTAATCAAAAAATTCCCGGATTCGGTCATCCATCTATAAAAAATGAAGATGACAGAGTTATTTTTCTAAAAAACAAATACAAATCAGTGTTCGGTGATAGTACAAATTTTTGTATAAATTTGGAAAAAATTATGCCTGTACCAATGAATATCGGTTGTATTATAGCTTGCCTATCGCTAGACAATGGAATAGCTCCATATAATTGCCTTTTTCTTCCGCTATTAGGAAGAATGTTTGGTTGGCTCAAGATATATAATGATACGAAAGTTAAATTCAATAAAGTAGTACCCTCCTTCTTGTCTATTAATAATGAAAATTTATGATTTCATATTAAATAACAGCCTCCCTAAAGATTTAAGAGCTTTCTGCGATTTTTCAAAAGATCTAAAGTCAAAGTATAAAGCGCTTGATGGTTTTGGCCTTGATTATTCAAAAAAAGGAATTAACTCAATTAAGCTTTATACAAAAATTTACAGTAGAAAATTACCGGCGCAAGAAGATTGCTTGAAATGTTTTTTTGGAGAACAAGATTTTATTATAAACAAAACAGATATTCACAATCAATCTATACAAGGAATTAATTTATCAATTAAGCTAAATTTAAATTCACTAAAAACAAAAAAAGCAATATATCTACCAGATGGCAAAAATTCCAGCAAAGTTATAACTTTCAATAAAGGTGCGCGTACAGAATTAAAATACAGATATTTTCACAACCCTTTAATTATTAAACTTATTAATTTTTATTTTAAACTCAATATGCCAAAGCATAAAGAGGGAATCGAATTTTCAAAAAGAGGCAAAAAAGCTCACTGCGCTATCTTTCCAAAATTTAATCACAACAATATGACACTAAAACAATCAAAAAATTATTGCAATAAATTAAAAAAAATCATCAACCCACAACTACCTGATTTTATTGAGGAGTTTGAGACGAAAGAATGTTCTTTTATCACCCAAGGATATACCTCAAACAGCATCATATCAAAGACATATTTTGGACTTTTTGATTGGGAAAAATCAACATTTGAATAAATAACTCTTGACATTTACATTTATTTATAATATAATCAGTACCATGAACAAATCAATAGCAAAAGAAATAAGAAAAATCATCAACTATGATCCGAAACTTTCTGATGCAACACAAAAGCGAGTATATTCTCGTGCAAAAAAACAATATACAAAACTTAGTGAAGGAGCAAAACCTTTATTTTTACAAGAACTTAAAAATTTATATAAACAAAATTAATTATGGAAAATCAAACACAAGATAAGCAACAGTCAGAGTGGCGTAATCGTGAGCTAGGAGCTCTTTGGGTACGCAACGGAAAGAATCAAAAATATCTTTCAGGAACAATTAATGTCGAAACAATGCCAGGAGTTACAGAGCCTGTGAAAGTGGTTGTTTTCACCAATAAAGGGCGAGATAAAAACGAAAGAGCACCGGACTATGTAATTTATAGATCTGAAGAAGCATCTCAGGATAAAGCTAGCGTTGAGCAAGTAGCAAAGCAAGCTGCAGAAGAAGTTAAATCTTCTAAAAGCAATGAAGATATCCCTGAAGAATTATTTTAATTATGGAAAAACAATTTTGGCATAGCAAAAAATTCTGGGCAGCAGTTGTTGCTGCGGGTGTACCTATCGTAAACCATTTTTTTAATCTAGGCCTAACGCAAGAGATTGTGATGCAAATTGTAAGCCCCGTAGTGGCATATATTTTAGGTCAAGGATTAGCAGATTTAGGTAAAAACAAAAACAATTGATCTTTAACAGTTAATGGGCGTGTACCGGATTCGATTTAAATTGAATTTATGTACTGCAAGTAGGAGTGTGTCTGGCTCCTAAAAAAGGCACAAAAAATTACATGGCAAAAATCTTAGTCGTGTCAAAAGCTTCGCTCCAAAAAGCGAGGCTTTTGCTTTGGCAGCGTAACGCATGCCACCTCGTAGCTTTTGACGCAGATAGAAAGATTACGAGGTCATCAATCTGCAAAACAGATAAAAGTTTTCCTGTATCACAAACTGCAAATAATTGAAACAGGTAGTTGGATGTTAATATCATAACTTTAAAAAAAATTAACTAAACTTGTAGATGTACATCATTGAAGGTTTAAAGACGCGGGTTCGACTCCCGCCACGTCCACCAATTTAAATTTTTGTGTATTAATACCTTATGGAAGAAGAAGATGAAATTATGTTTGAGCCTGATGATGCGCTCATTTTAGCTTTAAATGAAATCCACGATTTAAAGCAGTTAGTTGAAACGCAAGATTCTGCAATTGAAGAATTAAAGAGTCAATTAAGTCTCCTTGCTAAGAAAATTAAGTAAATTAACGCTTGACTTACAACTATATATATGAGATAATACTCGTATATGAAAAAAATCTCATTAAACAAAGATGGTACTCCGCGTAAACGCCGTAATTCAGGCAAAAAAAGCGGTCTAGCTATTGTTTCCTTGTCTGTTGACGAGATCTTAGATCTCGCATCACAAGAAGTTTCCTCTATTCCCGTTAGTGAAGATTGGGTGAAAGGAAGGCTTTATGCAAATTATCTCGCAAACAAAAAAGTCTCTCACGATTTCTCAGATCTTCAAGGGGTAGAGGATAAAATTGAATACGCAATAACATCTTTTGATAATGAATAATTATTTTTCTCATTTAATAGGTCAAGAAAATGTTAAGAAAAAACTTAACTTTTATCTCAAAGCTTATCACGCAACAAGCGTATGCCCTTTTCTGAATTTAGTAGGAGCTAAAGGATTAGGTAAAACTCTTTTCGCAAAAGAATTCGCCAAAAACTTAAACAATAAAGATGGAGGTAAGAGACCTTTTTTAGAGTTAAATTGTTCAACAATTAAAAGCAATACTCAATTTTTCGAACAAATCTTTATTCCAATCATCATGAATAATGAGATCACTATTTTATTTGATGAAGCGCATGCGTTACCTAAAGACTTGACAATGGCTTTCTTGACTATCTTTAACACAGAAAAGACAAACAAAAAAGAATTTACTTTTGAAGATCAGACTTTTGAATTTGACTTCACAAAGCAAACATTTATTTTTGCAACAACCGAAAGTGATAAATTATTTCCACCCTTAAAAGACAGGTTAACAACAGTTGACTTTGAAGCCTACAATGCTAATGACTTAGGAGAAATTATTAAATTAAATTGTGATGAAATCAATTTTTCTGAAGAAGCAATGGATAAGCTTGCGTTAACCGTTAGAGGAAATGCTCGCAATGCAGTTATGCGTTCAAAAGAAATTGTGCTTTACTGTGAGAGCGAAAATCAAAACACTTTTGAATCAAAAGATTATGAAGCCCTTACAGATTTACTTGGCATACTCCCTCATGGAATTACTTGTACAGAAAAACAAATTCTACAAATTCTTGAAGAAAGAGGTAGTTGCAAGTTGCAAACCTTATCCGCAATTACGGGCTTAAGCCCAACATCTCTAAGAAGAGACCATGAAATATATCTTCTGCGCAAAAACTTTATGCAAATTGATGGAGAAAGAAAGATAACTAATTCAGGCAAAAATTTAATTAAATCAATATAATATATGACAACAGAAACAAAAAGTAAAGTATATGTAGTAACTAGAAATTCAAGAAGAATTGAAGAAAGAAATTACTCTTCAAAAGAAGATGCGGAGGCTAGAGCTCAAAAATTAGTTAATGTGTTAAAAACATGGAGAGACCCCGATCTAAAAAAAGTCAAAGTGGTACATACAGATAAACCCCAAAAAATCAGATAGTGCTAGAGGATAAGCCAAAGTTTAAAAATTTATTTGAAGAACTAGCTTTCAATCGGGGTTATACCCCTAGAAAAAGAAATAGTTCTGACAAAAATTGCAAAAATGTATCTCACATCTTGACAGGAAAAGGGTCAGAAGGAAAACCCATTAAAATTAAAGTTGATGTCAAAAAAATTAAAAATAAAAAACAAGACCAAAATTGGCTTTGGATTGAATTCAAAAATGCTAGTGGTAGGAACGGATGGATTCATGGAGATGCACACTTTATCGTTTTTGAGCGCAAAGAAGATTTTATTTTTGTTAACCGCAAAGAACTCTCGTCTTGGATAAGCTCTTCTAATAAAATTAGATACGATTTACCATTTGTAACATTAGCTAAAAAAGCGAAGTACAGAATATACAAAAGAGCTGGAGAAAAAGATGAGATAACTCAGATTAAAGTTGATGATATAAAAGATTTGAAGTCATTCCAGATATGGAAAAAGCCCGATGGCAAATCAACTTGAACTAGATAAAACTTACATAAAAATGGCGAGACAGTGGAGTTCTTTATCTAAAGCTAAGAGGCTCCAAGTTGGATGTTTAATTGTTAAAGACGGATCAATTATATCCGATGGATATAATGGCACACCAAAAGGTTTCAATAACCAATGTGAAGATATAGACTATTTTAATCAACTTGTAACTCGCAAGGAAGTTTTGCATGCAGAAAGTAATGCAATTACCAAATTAGCAAAGTCTACACAATCTAGTTCTGGAGCAACAATGTATGTTACAACTTCACCTTGCATTGAATGCGCCAAGCTTATTATTCAATCAGACATCATTAGAGTTGTATATTCAGATTTTTATCGCAGTAATGCAGGCATAAATCTTCTAAAAAAAGCGGGAATAAAAGTAGAACAGCTACAAATTTAAATTATCATCTAAAATGATAGAAGGTATTTCAATTATTATTATACTCGTACTTTGTTATATTGTATATAACAATCGACCAGAAGACTCTTCTGAACTAGATGATCTAAGAAATGAAAATGAATTTTTAAAATTAAAATTAAATGAATTCAACACAGAATCAAAAGATAGAGAAGATAGTTTAACAAAAATTATTAATGAATTACAGTCATCTATTCCAAAAGATAGAGAGGATTTCGAGAAGAGGAACAGCCTTCAGTCACAACAGATAAAAGAGCTTCAGGAAAAGCTTGACAACGAGACTGAAGCTCGCAAGAAAGTGCTTTCGCAGAAAAAGAGCGGAGAAGTTAGGCTTGGTCATATAGCAGAGACTCTAGCGCCTTTCTTGGATCAGTTCGAATTTGATCCTGAGAGGTGTTCTTTTTTAGGAAAGCCTATTGACTATATATCATTTGGAGATGATGTGATAACTTTTATAGAAGTGAAAAGTGGCAACGCACAATTAAACCAAAGACAAAGACAAATCAAACAATTAGTAAAACAAAAAGCAATATCATGGAAAGAAGTGAGAATAAAGTAAAAGTAAAGTTTAAAAAATTAAACAAACGCGCAGAAATTCCTTTTTATTCAAAAGATGGAGATGCGGGAATGGACTTAGTCGCTACAACGCTAGTTCGTACAGGAAAGTTTTCTGAATACGGTACAGATTTAGCCGTAGAGATACCTAGAGGGTATGTAGGATTGCTTTTTCCTAGATCAAGCATATCAAACACAGATCATTTTTTAAGAAATTCTGTAGGCGTCATTGATTCAGGTTATAGAGGAGAAATTAAACTAAGAATGAGCATTCCGGCTTTGGGGGAAAAAGAATATCTCATAGGAGATAAAGTCGGTCAATTGGTTATCATTAAACTTCCTTGGGTGGAAGTCGAGGAAGCGAAAGAGCTTTCAGATACTGATCGTGGAGAAGGTGGATTCGGAAGTACAGGAACTTAAAATTAAGCCTTGACATAAAACCGAATATATGAGATAATACTAGCATGTTCAATATTAAATCAAAGTTAAAAAACAAAGTTATGAAAAATCAAGATCAACGTTATTTCGTAGTATATAAAAATGCAGAAGATGAGGTCAAGACTTATGAAATTGGCCGCCCTCAATTAACAGAGTCCTTTGGAAACAAAGAAGAAGAGAGAAACAATATTGGATTCAAAGCTTACTGCTTTGGTCGTCAAGAAGTTCGTTCATTTCGTCATGATAGAATCGTTTCCCTTGCTCGCGCATCGTGAGAGGGGCAATGGTAGACTATTCTCTTAACAAGTTTTGTCCATTATTGATCATAGGGTTTTTGCTTTTTTATAATTTCGGTTATTTAAAGTTTGAACCTTATATCATTTTGGGCTTGATTTGTTTTATAGAGAAATTTAATTTTAATGTAGGATACTCAGTAGCTTACTGCGAATGCCATGGAATAAACTTAAGAGGTGAATAAAGAAGAGAGAGATAAACTTTATTTTGAGGTATATACGCTATGGTATCACGAAAAAGATAAGTCAAAAAAACAAACCTTTAGAAAAGTTCTAGATTTAATTGAGTTCACACAAAAAGCAAGAACGCAGTTAAAAGCAGTAGAAACCTTATTTCAAGAAATAGTTTGAAATTATCAGATCAAGATAAATTCTTTTTTTTAAAATGCGCAGAGGAGCTGGCTGAGCTTTCTGTCGAATTATTACAGGCAGTCAATAAACCCAGAAAAAACAATCATAAAAAAATTCTACTTGAGATACAAGATGTAGAAAAGTATTTTAAAGAAATTAAAAACCTATGAAAATAATTTTTTGTCTACCCGGAAGAGAATTCACTAATAACTTTTTAGTTAGTTGGACAGATTTAATCACAGAGCTCCCAAATCACGGCATACAATGGGGCCTCTCTCAAAAGTATAGCGTAAATAGATACTTTGTCTGCAATTCGTGTTTAGGTGGGGATAGCTTGGGAGGTAAAAATCAAAAACCATTTCAAGGAAAGTTGGACTATGACTATATAATGTGGATAGACAGCGATCAAGTTTTTCGTCCAGATAATTTTTTTAATTTATTAAGAAGAGCTCAAGACACGAAAGTCGATATTTTATCAGGCTTATATCTTATGCAGGACGGAACTTATTTTGCTACAGTAGAAAACTGGAATTTAGACTTTTTTAAGAAAAATGGGCACTTTCAATTTTTAACGTCAAAAGATATCGAAGGTCGCAAAAATATATTTCCAGTTTCATATACAGGATTTGGATGGCTTCTCGTCAAAAAAGGAGTTTTTGAATCTTTAGACTATCCTTGGGTGCAACCAACCTGGCTTGAAATCGGAGATGTAAAAGAAATGACTACAACTGATTGCGCTTTTATGCATCGTGCAGCAGATAAAGGTTTCAAAACATACATTGATCCAACTATTATTGTTGGCCACGAAAAAATGATGATACTGTAATACCAAACACCCTAAGAATAATTTTTTTTAAAAAAAACGATTGCTACTTAAATATTTTTTTAGACAACCAAGCTAGAATTGAAGTGACGGCCATTCCTATTATTCTAAAAATAGATTTATTTTTCTTAGGCTCTATTTTTTTATTCGGGTCTACGGGTAAGGAATCAGATTTAGTTTTTAAATAGATTGGGCCTAGAGCATTAATTAGTATTTTTTCATACAAAGAGCTTTCCAAGTAAAAAAAACCTCTTTTACCAAACCATTTACCCCAACTGTTCTGAAACTCCCAATATAAATCGCCGTCAATTATTTCCCAGCCGGTCATAGCTATAGCGTGACCTCCAATCGGTTTAGATTTTAAGTATTTTTCTGAGTTAACAATTCCATTTGATGGGGTGTAGTATAAAGCTTCGTGCACATTAATAGATGTCCATAAAGATTCTTGAAGCAAAGCCTTTTTAATTAAATTATGATTACTTTTCAAAACAACATGATAAGACTCAATTTTATACTTAGAAGCATTCTGCTGTGCCCCCTCTATCATCTGAGTGTCTTCGTTATCCCTGTATGGCCAATATTCTTCTTCGCAGCAACCCTCGATAACCAAGCCCCTACATGCGCCTTTTATTGTTGTTCCTGAGTAATCTTCTCCGGGAAACGGGTCATTTTCCTTACCTTTTTTATATATCCACATAGCGCTTGGCTCTTTAGCTTTAAATTCTGGAGTATCTCCATAAACCACCCTACCGCTGTGACCAACGCAAGACCCTATCTTACCTTGATTCTTAACTGATGGGGTTAAGTTTTTTCTGCTAAACTCTTTATTAGAGACTGATTGATTGCCGACAAGCATATCTTCGCTAAACAACCAATCCCTTTCGTCTACAGGAGTTTCGGGGACATTTAAGACTTTATTTTTGTATAAATTTTTTTTAATTATTCTTCCAATCATATAAGTTGTTACACATCTATAGTGTATATATATTATATGCGTTTTTTGTTTTGCTTTCTTTTTACTATAGGCTGCTCTCATAAAAAAGAGCCTATGCCGAGAGACACACTATTTTTAGATAAAAATAGAGATTGGTATCATTTATACGAGCAAGAGCTAAAAACTGCAATATATAATAAAGATGATGCAGCATTTTACTTCTTTTGGCCAGAATACCTTAAAGAGATAGAAAAAAGAAAGCTTAATAGTGTAAGTCAAAAACAATGAATTTTAAAATATTTTTTATTTGTCACGAAGAATCTAATTCGTATAAAGATGCGTTTAATTTATTTGATTTGCTACCAGATGAGATTAAAAATTCTTTAGAAGAAGTAGAACTAATTGACACTCTTAATGTAGTTGATTTAACTCATAATTCATTGCAGAATATTACCCCAATAAGCAAAGAACAATCTATTTCTTTTTCAACAAATCCTCAACTTATTGGATTATGTCAAACCCACATAAATATATGGCGCAAAGTCGCAGAGCAAGAGCTTGATTTTTGCTTTGTTATTGAAGATAATGTCAATTTTTCCGACTTCTTAACGCTTTTACTTTCCAATCCAGATATTCCAGAAAAATTAGATTTTGTAAATTTCACTTCAACAGATTTCTTATCCTCCGCTTGCTATTACATTTCAAATCGAGGTGCAAAAAAACTCATATCAATTCATGAAGACCCAAAATTACTTAATTTGGACATTTTTTACGAAAATAATTTTACTAAAAATTCAATTAAATGTGAGCATCTTAAATTTATAGAATATTGTACTCTTGAAAAAGTAGGCTTCCATTATAGAATAAATTTCATCAACAAAGATCTGATAAGATATCACCCAAAAAATTATAAAAAAATAGAAGATAATTTTGAATTTTGGAAAAAAGACTTAAGCATTACCTCTTGCATCTGTACTTATGGCAATTATGAATCCTGCAGAGAAACTCTTTTATCATTAATACAACAAACTATATCAGATGATAAAAATAAAATTTTTATTATAGATAATTTTCCCATAAATCAAATCGATGGTGAGAGATTAGAGCATTTTAAAAAGTTAAAGTCTCTTTGCGATTTATATGATCACTGCGAGTATATTCACACCCCAACATCTGGGTTGTCCGAGTCTCGTAATATAGCTATAGATAAATGCACAACTGACTTAATTTTTTACATAGACGATGATGCGATAGCAAATTTTGACTTACTTGAGAATTTTAAATCTAAATTTTTAAAATTCCAGAATCTTGCGGTTTGTGGTGGAAAAGTTGTCCCCAAGTGGATCAGCGAAAGACCTGACTGGCTAAACGATAATTTACTTAAGTTTTTATCAATACAAAATTCCGATTCAAAAAATGTCATTCTTACGGAAGAATCTGAGGAATATATAGTCGGAACAAATATGTGCTTTCGCACCTCTATTCTCAAAAAATCTGGAGGGTTTAATGTCGCATTAGGAAGGCGAGGTCAAATTTTAATGAGCGGAGAAGAAGATGAATTATTTTCTAGACTAAAACAAAATTATACATGTGTTTACAGCTCAGATTGCTTGGTTTACCATAAAATATTTCCAGCAAGACTTGAAGAACATTGGTTTATAAAACGATGTGCTTGGCAATTAATTTCTAACAAATTTATCTTAGGACAAAAACACTCCTACCCAGAAGAGTTAGAGATTTTTCTCAACCAAAACAAAGATAAACTATTTGCAAAAAATCTAGATTCTAAAAGTTTTTCAGATAAATTAAGCTATATTCAATTACTGTTAGAATATCTTTTATAAATGAAAAAAATTTTAAGTTTTTCCAGCAGTATAAAAAAAGACTCGATCATTTGTCTTTGTCCAATGCGCAATGAAGAGCATATTTTACATAGCTTCCTAGACCACTATTATTCGCACGGAGTCTCTCATTTTGTTTTTTTTGACAATTTATCTGATGATAATACAATTAATATACTAAAAGATTTAAGCTCAAAATATAACATTGAAGCTTATATATGCGAAGAATCTTTTATTGCTTCCAAATGGGGTAGCAATTGGGCTAATGATTTTATGCAAAAATATTGCATTGATAATTGGTGCATCACTATTGATGCTGATGAATTTTTTATGCCAAAAAATAACCAAAAGATAATAGATTTAATCAGCAATCTTGAAGCACGTAAATTAAATTCTGCGAGATCAATACTCGTAGATATGTATCCAAAAAACTTAAATTCTGTACATAACCAAACTATAGAAAGTTCTTGTTTTTTTGATCGGTTTAATGAAATATATTACAAAGATGGCTACAGCGATTTTGGTCAAAAATATGTCATGGGAGGACTTAGAAAAAGAGTTTATGATTCGTTTAATATGATCAGTAAATGCAGTTTATTCAAAAACGAATTTTATTTATCTCACCATGTTAGCGGGGGATGGCACTGGATCAAACCTTTATCTGAATTTTACAACTTCTATCTTAATAATATAGCCATAGCACCAGTTTCATCAACATCATATTTTGATAAAAAATCTTACCTTGAAGCCGTTAAAAAAAGCTTAGAGACCGTTAGAGATACAGAAGCATTTTGCGCTCTTTTGCATTATAAATTTTTAAGAAAAGATATCTACGCATTTTTCCAAGAAAGAGTTGAAAGAAATCAAGATTGGAATGATAGCGAAGAATATAAAAATTATATTTCTCAAAAAGAAACATCATTTTTTCATGAGAGATACAGCGTAGATTCTTCTGATAATATCAATTTAGTATATAGCGAATTAATTGATAAATTATGAAAGCATACATGATAACATACATGAAATCCAAAGAGAGGGTTGAAAACTTTAAGCTGGCCAAGACTTTGTCTGATGGTAATTTAAATTTATTTGAAGCGGTAGACGGACTTGAAAACTATGAATCTTTATGTGAATTTGATCGCAAGCATCATTTTCACACAGATTTTTACAAAGATAAATGGAAAAACATGCCTGGAAAATTAGGTTGCAATTTATCTTATTCAGTTTTATTTAGCAAAATACTCAAAGAAGATCTCAAAGAAAATTGGTTTTTAATATTAGAAGACGATGCTGGAGTAAAAAAAGGCTTTATCGAAGAAGCTGAATTAATTGCCGAAAAAGCCGATTCAATAGGCACTCATTTTGTACGGCTTCATGTGGGAGAAGGAAAAGGGTTTTGGCCAGAAGACACAGGTTATTGGAATTTTTCGAAATCGCAACAGTTTAATGAAGCTTTTTTAGTAGGTCACAATTTTTATAAAATGATTCCGCAGTGGTACACTACCGCCCAATTAATTAACAAGGAGGGGATTAGAAGATTGCTTGAAGTTCGCCCTTGGAATGAAAACATTGATTTGCTATTAAATAGCTTTTCGCATCTTATTTTCGCAACGGCATACCCCTCTGAAAGTTTTTTCTCAAAAGGAAGTTGTGGAGTCGAAGATGATCAAAGCGAAATGGGAAGTGTAATCTATGAAAACCAAACTTTTTTATCATGATAATATCACACTCAAAAAAATTTATTTTTATACATATTCCAAAATGCGCAGGCACATCAATTAGAAAAAAAATAGAAAACCATTTCCATAAAAACGGAATGCTCGAAATGGAAGATTTAATTTCTTTTAAAGTGGGATATGACGAGCTACCTATATCAGGCACTTCGGCAAACTGGGAAATAATACATGATTATACAGAAGATCAGTTAAGGCTGTATGAAGAATTTCATCAACATAGCACCTTTTCTTTAGTAGAGTCTGTTTTTAATAGGGAAAAAATTAACTTAGACGAGTATTTTAAGTTTGCATTTTGCAGAAACCCTTGGGACAGAAAAGTATCTCAATATTTTTTTGGTAGACAGCAAGCGGAAAAAGGACACGAATGGGCAGTGTCGAACAAAAATCTTCAAAAACCATTTAAACATTTTGCTTCGAGAGCTGAAAACTGGGGAAAATTTAGAGATGGGCAGCATCAGTGGGTTTTAAATAAAGAAGGTAAATTAGGCTTAGACTTTATCGGCAAATCAGAAAATCTTCAGCAAGATTTTAATTATGTTTGCGAAAAAATAGGCTTGCCTCAGATGGAGTTGCCGCATTCTAATAAATCTAAACACAAACATTACACAGAGTACTATGACGAGGAAGCTAAAAATTCGTTCGCCAAAAACTACTCAAAAGACATTGAATTTTTTAATTACAAATTTGGAGAATGAAATGTCATACATCGATCAAGCTGTTAAATTTCGGATGGGAAAGTGGCATTTTCAAAAATATCCATCTAATTTAGAGCTTGACTGGGAAGATTATTCTTTATTTAGCCCCGACGACCAAAGATTTTTGTATTGGATAGAGAAATGTAAATTTTTTGAAATCAAAAAAAACCCCGGTTTAATTTTAGATTCGAGAGATCACTTGAATGAAAAAAATCTAGAGTTAAGGATTAATCGATTACAGAAAAATCATCATCTCAACCTTAAAAAATATCCATACGTATCTCACAATCGCCCTGCTGACAAAGATTATTCTATACTATGGTCTCTGAGCCAAACGCACGAAAGAATAGTATCGAAATGGCAAGATCACTATAATTTTGAAGATAAAAAAGACGAAATCGTATGGAGGGGAGTCGCATCAGGGTTAGACCGCCAACTTAATCGCGTTGGTAAATTTTCTGATTTTAATAAAAGCATTAAAGAAGTTCAAAGGTTCATTTTTGTCAACAAATTTTCAAAAAAATATAATATAAAATTCGTTGACTTCCCCTTGAAATTTAAAAATAAATTTACTAAAGATAGATTGCAGGATTTTGATTTATTTCTTAAAAATAATCCTCACGCATTGGGCGAACAATTATCGTGGGCTCAAGATATTTGCTCTTATAAATACATACTAAACCTAGAAGGCTATGATTGGCCCTCTAGCTTATGCAAATCCTTACGGTCTAACAGTGTAACTATTGCAACGACCCCTAAGTGGCATAATATTTTACATTTTAAGCTTGAACCATGGGAGCACTATATTCCAATCAAAGATGATGGGTCGGACCTAGAGAATAAACTCGCATGGTGTAAATCCAATAACAAAGAATGTAAGAAAATCTCTGACAGGGCAAGTCTTTATATGTCTCAGTTTACCGAGGTCTCTGAAACTGAAATACAAAAAAAAATATTCAAAAAACTTCATGAAAACAGAATATAGTCCTAATAAATTTCTTTTTATACATCTTCCAAAATGCGGAGGAATGTCGATGGAGCAGATCTGCAGAGATAATGGAATACTAATTGACCCAAGAAACGCAGACACTAAATATTTAAATGAAAAGTTTAATACTGATGTATATTGTAGCTTTGAGGACCAAAAAAAATTAAGTTTTTCTTTTTCTTTCGCAAGAAATCCATACGACAGGGTGGTTTCAGCCTGGAAATGCCCATGGGTTAGCGGAAAAAAAATATCTCAAAATAATTTTAAAAATGAATTTCATGATTTTCGTGATTTCGTTTTTAATTTTTTACCTAATGAACACGACTTTTCTTTTTTTAGATGGTCTCATGTTATGCCTTTCACAGACCCAAGGTTCGCAATTTTTGACGATAAACAAGAACTTCAATTAAGTTTCTTGGGAAAACTGGAGACATATCAAGAAGATTTTGATTTCGTGTGTGATTCTATTAATATAAAAAAACAAAACTTACCTCATAAAAATAAAACTAATCATAAAAAATATACTGAATATTATGATGACGAAACTCGTCAAATCGTTGCGGAAAAATACGCAAAAGACATTGAGTATTTTGGGTACAAATTTGCGGAATAATTATTGAGCTTATTCTGGTCTTTTGCCTAAAGGTTTTCCATCTTGACCAATTTGACCATCCCTGATCTTGGTGGCAGACACTTCTTGTAATTCTTTACTTAGCTCTAGTTGTTCGATATTATAACCAACACCTCTTCCATAAAATACATCCATAATATTAGGCAGTTCAACAACCTTAATTTTGTTTCCGAATTCGATACAAGCAGAATGTATTTCTTTTTTGACTTTTTCAAAATCATAGGGATTACTATCATCAATTCCTCCAACATCTCTTAATGCAATACAGCATTGCCCTGTTCTTTTAATTGCTTCCGCAACAAGGCTTTTGTGCCCAATATGAAATGGCTGATATCTACCTATGAGCAATGCAGTTGGAGCTTGGTTATCCCACGCTTCAGTTTCATTTAATTTACCAACAACTTTACTAACCCACTCTTCTGGAGTTCCATCTATTAATCTCAGGTCATAGTTCAAAGGCTTTTCAAACATCTTGTTTGTATCTTCATATCTACCTTCTTGAATTCTATCTACCCATATTGTAAAATCTGCATTAAATGCCTTCCTAGTTTCTTGGGTTGGACACACAAAATCCGCAATCACATAATTACCTCCCATTTTTGCCCAGTCACACAACTTGCTCATTCTTTTTGCATGAGAAAGCCGATCCTCTTCCGAGAAACCCAGTTCCGAATAGATGTCCTGCCTTACAGCATCTGCATTAAACCAAGCGGCGTTTAACTTGGCAACGAGCTTTTCAGCTAGTGTCGTCTTTCCTGATCCAGGAAGTCCCATTATAAGAATTTTTCTTTTCATATTTTTTTAGTACACAATTTCGATTAAGTTAAATAAGTTAATTTTAATTTTTCACATATCGCTATTTTTTCAGCCTTAGACAATAAACGATATTGATTTTGCGCATATTCATTTATCCTCATTTCTCTTTTTTCGGGAGATCCATTCACCCAATCTAAAACTAAAGAATGATTAATATTATCAATTAAATAATTTATTATTTCTTTTTCTAGTAATTGGCTATAAATTTCAATTCTTCCTTTTGTAGACATACCTTCGTATTTCATTTTTGCCTCTAACATACATCCTGTCCTCTTCAAAATTTCTGACGGAACTTGTGAAGCCACAACGCATTCTTGATACAAATAATCAAGCACCATTTGACGCTCTTTTCTTTTTAGCATACATATATATACACCCCGAAAACCGCTATTTATGCAGGTTTGATAAATTTTCTTGACATACTATTCCGTAAATGATATGATAAAATCATGTTTGACGATGGTATAGCAAATGAATTTGAAGAAGCTCATCAAAAAGGATTGAATCGCGGATTTGATCTTGGATGGAGTTATAAAGGTCAATTTGATCGTTCAATTATTCGTGGACACTTGGAGAAATTAGAGAAACAACATAAGAAACTTTCTAATCCAGAAGCTAAATTAAGAATCTTATCGCAAAAAGATGTTCTGCGCCAAGCTTTAAGGGAAATGGAGAATCATCCCTGTAATAAAGAAAGAAGGTATAAATGAACAATTATAAGCTAGATATTTCAAAAGAAGAATGGATAGAAGCTTATACCCAAGAATGGATTTTGGAATGGTGCGCAAAGAATCATCCTGAGATTTTTGAGAAAGCAAAGCAGAGCTTATCTGAAATTTATGACGAAAAAGAGTGTATACTAGATAAACCTAGTATTGCTCATGAATGAAAAACAACTTCAATTTGAAATAATAAAACGCGACAGACAAATTCAAGATTTGTATGTATTAATAGACACGCTTCAAACAAACCTTCGATCAGCTTCTAATTTATTAGACGAAGAAAACAAAGATAAAATAGTTAATGTACAAAGTTATAAATGGTGCATGAATTGGAAAGCTGGAGACGAAAAGTTATAATCCTTTAACAAGGAGAGATGGCTGAGCTGGTTTAAGGCGGTGGTTTGCTAAACCATTGAAGGGATATTACCCTTCCGCAGGTTCGAATCCTGTTCTCTCCGCCATTTTGTCTTGACTTATCTTGCGTTGTATGGTAATATTATTGCATGACAAAAGAAAAAGATCCATTTTACGACAAAGACATTGACTCGGCTTGCCCAATCACAAATAAACAAGTAATTGATGATTGTCATATTAAAATTGAGTTTGGATATGGTAGTGATTTAGATATGACGACTTATAGTTTTTCTCCTGTTCACGACGAAGTCGGCAAGAAAGTTTTAGATTACATACAATTACTCATGCCAAAAGGACACTCCATAGATGAATTCGGCAATAATATGATGGATGAAGATTTTGATTGGGGTGAATGGTCGGAAGAAGACAAGCGCAACCACGGATTAATAGATTGAGACCTTGGAGAAATGTAAACGCTTTAGGCAAAGTATGCATTATATTTTGCGTAATTAATATGTTTTTAGCTATAAAATTAGCATTAATACCAAGTTATTTATGTTTATTTCAATTTCTTTTCGCAGCCACTTGCGGATTAGGAACTTATTCAAACAAATGTCAAAAAGAGTAGAAAAAAGACACAATGGAAATACTTTATTTCGAGGGCATAGTATGCTCAACGGCTTAATAAAAGATTTACTTGCATACTTTCAATCTGCCTCTTGGACAGATGAAGATGAATCAACTAAGTTAAAAATATTTTCAAATATAATTAAACCCAATAAATGTTGGTATTGTGGAGTTAAGGATCAAAGAGATATGGATCACTTTATGCCAACGAATGGAAGATTATTTGACCCCCCTATGTTTGGTTTAGAGCATCAAGGAAACATCATTCCTTCTTGCAAGTCTTGCAACGCAAACAAAAGCAATAAGCATCCTATCGCTTGGCTTAAACGGGGCATCGTAACCAAAGGTAAGGAATTTACATTCCCTAAAAAAAGAGTCGCGGCGTTTGAATTATTTTTCGATACATTTGAAAATAAACTCGTTGCAGATAAAGATCTAACAGATATAATAGTTAATCAAGCAATACCGAAATGTGAGGCACAAACAAGAGAATTAGCTAATTTTGAAGAATGGATTCAACTATAAAGTGTATTTTAAATCATGTGGAATTATAGAATAATTAAAGATAAAGATGCGTATGGTCTTTATGAAGTCATGTATAATGACGATGGAGAAATATTTGCTCATAGCGAAGAACCTGAAATTGTTGGCGAAGACCCAAAAGATTTACTTGATACTTTAGAATTAATGATTCACGATGTAAATAAACATATTATTGATGGCAAAGAAATATTAGAAATAGATAAAATAAAATTCTCTTCACCATGTGAAGATTATAGCGAAGGGGAAGAAGTTGCATTTGAAGAATTAGAAAATATATTAAAGGATTTAGAATAATTATGGCAGGAATACACACAGATAAAGAAAAATTAAATCGCACACTAGAAGTTGTAGCGAATATTTTACATAAAGAGAATATAAATGATTGGTTTGTATTTTTTGGTACATTACTTGGAATTATTCGAGAAGATAGCTGCATAGAAGGAGACGATGATTTGGATATTATGATTAATTGTGATTATCAAAAATTACGATCATGTTTTGAGAAAGAAGGTTTTATTTTTACTTCTAAATATGGAATTAAAAACCCAGATACAATTTTAAAAACAGAGCCGTGCGACAAGTATGGATCTATTGATTTTTATATGTGCAATGTCAACGAATCTGGAGATTTTTATACGCCTTGGCACAGAGTTAATGCGAGCGAATCTAAACCTTTCATAACTAAAGAATGGCGGTTGACTATCTTAAATCTTCCAAATGGTTATTTGCAAAAAATAATCTCTATGTATGGTAAAGATTGGGAAATTCCACAAAGCAAAAGTTGCGAAATGGGGCTTGATGTTTAAAAATGGACAAACAATATTGGGATAAATTTTATAGGAACTACTCAAATAGAGATGATATTCGTGAATGCAGTACATTTGCAAGTTTTTGCTGTGATAATTTTTTAAACAAAGAACCAAAAACAATCACAGATCTTGGCTGCGGTAACGCTAGAGACGCTAAACATTTTGCGAGAAATCATTTAGTATATGGCATAGATCAAAGTATCGACGATCAAGTTATAAATAGAAACAGATTGCCATCATTAAAGTTAATAGAACAAGATTTTGTTTACGATGAATATAATTTTAGTGAAAAAGCAGATGTTTTTTATTCTAGATTCACAATTCATTCAATAACAGAGGAAGACCAGGAAGAATTATTGCCTAAAGTTTATAATTATTTAAACTCAGGGGGCTTGTTCTGCATCGAAGTTCGCACAACAAAAGATCCAAAATTTGGAGTTGGTAAACATGTATGTGACACAACATATTTTAATGATGGACATACTCGCAGATTCGTAGATTCACAAAAGTTTTTAAATGCAGTTCTATCTCTTGGGTTTAAATTGATTTATTTCAATGAGCAAGATAATTTATCTATTTACAAAGACGACAACCCTGTATTAATGAGAATAATTTTAGAGAAATAATAATGCACATTATATTAGGCAAAAACGGATACATAGCAGAAGCAATTCAAAAATATACTTGACAATTAAATTATATTTTGCTATACTATTCATATGGAAATAATAATAGCATCACTTATGAGTTGTTGTTTAAATAAAACAGTAATTTACTTTAAACCCATTCAACCCGCAGATGAAATAGTTGAAGTTCAAACAATAAATTCAAAAACTCCTTGACATTCAGTGGTTAAGTTGATAAACTACTTGGCATGACAACAATACTAGGACTTACTTGTATAAGCGAAGAGCTAAAAGATAAAGACAAAAAGAAATATTCATTTCGAACAATGACCCGCAAGCGTTTCAATGATTTGTGTACCTCAGAAGGTAGAGATGAAGCTATTTTTCAATTATCTGAGAGAATTTTGCACAATGTTAGTGTTACTCAATATATTATCAATCATTGTCATTCCTCAAATATTAGGCATTATCGTCTTAGTTCTGCTCTTTTTCCTCTCCTTACCGATCCGACTCTGGGAATTTCTATGGAAGAACTTCCTCATAAAGTCAGAATCGAAGAAGAATTAAGATTCGCAGGGCTAATCGCACTAACTTTTAAAATATCAATCGGCTCTCATCCCGATCAATTTAATGTTCTTGCATCCACAAATGAAAGATCAGTAAATCAAACAATTAAAGAATTAAATTTTCAAGCGAGCATTCTTGATAAACTAGGTTTACCGCAAGATCACTCTGCACCAATGAATATTCATATTAATGCAACACCGCCCGAAATAAAAAGCGATAGTGATCCTGATTCAATAAATAATATTCGCATTAAAGAAATTGCAGAACGCTTTTATAATAACCTAATGCGTTGCAATGAAGGAGTATTCAAGAGACTAACGATAGAAAACGAAGACAAAGGTTTTTGGAATGTAGACAATATCCTTAAATTCAGTGAATATATCTTCAAGAAGTATCGGCTAAATATACCTGTTTGCTACGACAACCTACATGATATTTGCAATCCATCTGAAGTAAATAATGTGAGATGGCAAACCGAAAGATGTGCATATACATGGGCAGAAGAATGTAGTCCTGTTTTTCATTGGAGTGAAGGTAGAGCAGATAAACCGCGAGCCCATGCAGATTACTTTTCCTACAAGTCTGCACCTCCAACTTTTTGCGTTCGTAAAGATCAACCAATTAAGTGGGAATGCGAAGTTAAACACAAAGACAAAGCTATTCGCTTATTGAGAGATAATTTATCCCAAAAAACTATGAGATAAAATCATGCAATGCAATATCAAAATCAGCATTAACTGCACCATTGTTTCCGTCTGAATCTACAATATTAAATATTATATCTGTTTTTGGTTGTAGCTTAGTTGGAAAGTCAAGGCTTCTTTGCGTATCGTGATCTGTTCCAAAAGATACAATTTCGCGTACTCGAAACACTTTACCAAATTCGCGTGTCCTTATTTGAGCAGTAAAATTTATACTACTTGAACTTGGTTTTTGAGCGGATAAACTATATTTAGTTAAATAACCAATTTTATCAGCAGGAACTGTATATACGCACATGAGCGTTTGATTATTGCCATCAAGAATTTTAACATAATCAATTGAACCCCCAACTTCATTGATTGTTATGTTTCCCGCGAAATCGACATTTCCATCGTTATACGCTCGAAATATGCGTGTCCAAGTCCCTATATTAACAGGAGTTGAACCTGTGAGTGTGCTCGTCCAAGTTTTTTCCAAGAAATTTTCATCTAAACCTTGAATAACCACATCTTGAGTATCTGACCCATCGGATGACACAATTTCCATAATCTCTCCACTATCACTTGGAAAAATATATTCATTTGATCCATCCCAAATTGTTTCGGGGCTACTGACTGATAACCCACTATTTTTGATACTTGGATTGCTACCAAATTTATGAACAAAATCGCTTGCTTGAGCAGTTATTCCTCCTGCATAGGAACCGCCACTTGTCATTGGAACCCATCTTGATATAGTTTGATCCCAAACATAATTAAATGGTATAGTAAAATTCCTGTGAGGGACTATATCCCCTAAGTCATCAAATTTTGGTTGGTCTACCATAAACATATTTACACTTAATTATTGACAAAGCTATTTTTATTTGCTATACTATATCAATGATTAATTATATAATAAATTTTTTAATAATATTAGCTATAATAGCATTTAGTTGTTTATTAATGATAGAATTATGACAAAGAAAATTTCAAATAATCAAAACGGCAAAGGTTCTGCACCTCGCAATAATACCTCAAAAGATTTTAGAGATAATTATTCTAAAATAAATTGGAAAAAGCTTGACAACAAAAAGAAAAAATAGTAAAATGTTTACATGAAATATGTAGGTTCACCTCTTAATGTTTGGACACGAAAGCAAGTTCGTGAGGGCTTGAATTCCGCCCGATCCTTGTCGAAACAACTTCAACTACCTTGTCTGATCAACCAAAAAAGACTAGAAAGTAGTTCGACTACTGCTATATCGGAGTTAGTCATGGATACTCTCCATGCAAATATTTAAAATAAACTATGAAAATAAAATTAGGATTACGAGGAAGTTCAGATGCAGTAAATCATATTTTGATTAAAATAGATGACCTTACTTTAATGACTACTGAAAATTTATTTCTTGCGGGAGAAGAGTATAGAAATAAAACAGGAAAAAATATTGTTGAATTATTTAATTGTTTATCACAAGAACACGAAATATCAATCAAAGAAAACATAGCAAATGAAGCCGAGCGAGAGCTAGGGTTAAAAAACGGAGAATTTCAAAAATGGGCGAAATAAAAGAATTATGGAAATATTAAAAATACTGCAACTTTTAATTGGCGTGTCTATCTTATATGTTTGGTTAATCAGATCCCATCGACCTTCTAAATTTAGAGTTGGCAATGCTCTGAACTTAAGAGAAGAGGTTGCCGAAGCTGGCTTGCCGAACTACATTTATGATTTTTCGAGAATTGTAAAGCCTATTTTTGCTTTTTTCTTAATTTTGGGTATACTATGGAATCCAATTACATTGCCCTGCATGGCATTTACTACTATATTTATGATCGGGGCAGTATTTATGCACTTTCAAGCAAAAGATAGTTTATTTAAAATGATTCCTGCCTTGACATTGTTATGTTTTTGCTCTATAATTCTTTTTAATAGTTAAATAATATGGATCAAATAACAGAACTATGGAACTTGCCTTGGGGCGATGGTTTATTATTAACTTTTATGTTAATGGCGCTTTACACTTACAAGGTTTGGATAGACAACAAATTTAAAAAATGAAAAAGATTAGCTTATTACTGATTTTAGTATTGACAGGATGCAATCATTCTGCTATACTCAAACCTGAAGATACAAAAGTATCTCGCTCCGCAGATATGCAAGAAGAAATAGATTATATTCTTGCGTTAGACGAAGCATACAAAACAGAAGAAAAAATGTATTTAGAAGAAATAAGAAAAGCTCAAATAAATGACGATGAAATTGCATTTCAGTTTTTTATTAGAGAATATGCTAAAGTAAAAAGATTAGATCTACCTGATTGGATAAAGAAAGAACCTAATTATGTACAAGGGGGAGTAAATATAAAATATTAAAATGATCGAAGATAATACAAAAATAAATAATTATATATTAATAAACACAGAGCTAAAACCTTCTTATGCTAGAATTAGTTCTGCAAAACTTTCTGAATATGAAGTCAGCGTAAAAAACAGAGCATTTAGAATGAATCAAGCAAACAAAAAATATATTTTAGAAAAGGATTGGAAATGAAAATATCAATTACAACAGATAATAAAGTATTTAGCGTTGAAGATGAACTCGGATTCGATTGCTCAACTATTCATGATGCGGTAGAAATGTTCAAAGGCTTACTCGTTTGTGCAGGATTTCATCCTAGCAATGTAGACGATGCGTTCAATACGGAATATACATGGTTTACCAAAGATGAAAGAAACGATAATATGCAAGGTCATTTAAATGGTTCAAATAAATTAGTAAACGATTGGTATAGAGAATGCGAAGAAGAAACCGATGAACTTGTTAAACAAAGAGTAGAGAAATTTCAAGATGATTTATATAAACAATCATTAAAAGATTAATATATGGAAATAGAACTAAAAGAAACAGATAATGGAGAATTATTTTTTCGCATACCCGAAGAAACCTTAAATAGGCTAGGGTGGAAAGAAGGAGATGATTTAAAATTCGAAGAGAGAAAAGGTGCAGTTTTAATTCGCAAAGTAAAATATGAAAGCGTTGAGCTAGAGTTTGATGATGAAGAACTTTTAAAATATATGAAATTCGCACACGAATCAGGAATCACATTCAATCAACTCTGTGAAGACGCAATCAAAGCAAAATTAGATGAAATTGATTCTGAGTAAAATATTATTTTATTTCGGCGATTTAATTAGTAAATTTTTATACTTTAATTGTTTTACTTTTCTATACCCCCTATATAGCAAAATAATGATTTTAAGTTCAGACCTTGATAAAGATGGGAAAACATGGAAGGTAGTTAATAAAAGAAAATTACATGAGTAGTTATTTTCCTCAAGACAAAGAACCTGAAATTCCTCCAGATACTTGCCCGTATATTAATTTCATACAAGATGTTTTAGATCAAATAAAAGAGAAGCATAAAGCAAAAATAATAGAACAGCAAATACAACTAATAAATGACACACTTGAATACATTAGAGACTCAAATCTATCTTTAAGAGAGTGCGGAAAATATTGGAAAAGAAAATTTGAAAATAAAGGAAAAAGAAAATGAATGAGCAGATGACAGAAGAAATTAATTATCGTAAAGGTTATGATAAGGGTTGGTCGGACGCACAAGAATATCTTGCCAAAAAATTTAAAAAAATATTAAGTAAAAATTCACATCAATCTTATGACAAGGGTTATGAAGATGGTGCAAATCAAAAAGATAATAAACCTTGCGTGTGTGGATTTTGGAATAAAAAATAAAATGAAACCAATACATAATACTAAAAACTGCAATTACAGAAGATTCTTGCATAAAAAATTAAAACACGGCAAAATAAGCGGTAAGTTTTATAAGTTTCTTTATAGAAATTATCCCTATCGTTTGACCGCTAGAAATGTAGAATTTATTGTCAGAGAAGTTCTTGATGGCAAAGTTGCAGAAGATAAAGCGATTGCTTGGTTGCAAAAAGATGACAATGAAATTAGAAGACAAAGAGAAATGGCAAAATCAAATTGGGAGTGCAGAAAGAAAACTCAATTTAATTCTTGACATACAACAGCTAATATGCTATCATTGATCTATGCCTTATATAGCAAAATCAGAAAAAGATAAAATAGACAAAGGTTTATTAGCCGTACATCTATCAGAACTTACTAACGCAGGAGCATTAAATTATGCTATTCACCAAGTAGTTGCACAATATATTTTGCAAAATAAAGAAAGCTACCAAACATACAATGATATTGTTGGAGTGTTAGATTGTGCAAAAATGGAATTGTATCGCAGATTAATTTCAGACTACGAAGACAAAAAAATAGCCCAAAATAAAGATGTGTCCCCATACGATAAATGAAAGAAAAATTAAATGCAGTTAAAGATTTATTTGGGCTGGTAGGAGTATGTTTTTTGTTGACAATCTTCCAAATATGGTTCATACTAACAGGTAGAGAATAAATTTAAATATAAATAAATGAACGAATACTTATACAATATGTTAAAAAGTTCCGCTGAAGCGGATGTAGCAAAAGCAAAGTTGAGCCTTGATCTACTTGGAAATCATGCGGTAGGCATAGGAGATCACTCCACAGAAGATTACTACAAGAACGCAGAAGAAGCCCTTTCGCTTCTAGCTGATGCACAAGATAGATTAGATAATCTCACAAAATTTTATGGAGAGTTAGATGAATAAATTAGAAGAAGCAATGGGCAGATTAAATCATATCGAGCAAGATATAGAAGCAATGATATATGCAATCGGAGATTCTACTCGTAGATTTACAGAAGATGAGTTATTAAATATGTTGATTGGAATGAATCAATTACATAAAACTCGCTATGAAATGATGTGGCAAGAATACGAAGTTAATAAAAAGAAATACAATTCGCAATACGAAGAAGCAATAGCACAATCTATATAACATGAATTATTCAAATACAAAGACGGAGAAATAAGATATTATGATTGATTTTATTACATTATTAGCTATGATTATGTTTTTAATTTTTGCAGTAGATATTCTTACTAGCAGAAGATGAAAAAAGTAAGATTTAATTTATTAGAGATAAAAGACTTTTTCACAAATAAAGGTATTGAATTACGACATACTAAAAAACAAATAAGGAAAAGAGTATCTTATAAATTTTGGAGACCAATTGTTCAGCAAGTCAGTTCAAATATAAATACATCCGAGCGAAATAATGTCGTACAAAAAATATGGAGAGAAATGGATGATAGGCATTGTTTTCATACGATGACTCAATCTATTTATGATTTAGAATCTCTTGCTTTATGTACAGAAGATTATGACAATGGATGTTGGAGAGAAGAGTAGAAGATATGTATCATTTCATATGTTTGAAACATTTAAACCTAATTTTCAAAATAATATAATGGTTCAAGGTCTTTGGCATGAAGTTGCAGGTCAAATAAGATATGAAGCACTTATGGCAGAAGAAGACGATGGAACTCAATTAAGTTATCTTTTTCCTGAATTTGATCCTGAATCTGATGAATTTGACGATTATCCTATTGACAAATAAATAAATACATGATATACTAAATACTATGAACGAAATAATAATGCAAACTTTGGAGTCTTTTCAAGACTCTCAGATTAATTTACAAAGCGAATCTGCTCGCAAAATATTAGCAAATAAGTTAGAAGAAAATTTATTTAAACATATAAATGAACTTGTTGAAGAAGCGGTGAGCGTTATAACTAATTTAGATTAATGAATAAATATAATGTCAATGATAAAATCAGTGTGACGATGCAAGCAATTAATTTAATTTACTCTCAAATAGAAAAATTAAACCCTTCCATCGAACAATTAGACGAAATAAATAAACGACATGAATTATTAATTGACCAAGAATTATTTTGGAGCAAACAAGATAATCCGAAAAGATTTTTATATGACTTACAAGAATTCGGTCATTGGTTATATGAATATTTAGACCTTAAAAAATACGAAAACCTAGATATAGATTTATGAATATGAAAGATACAAATAATTGGCAAATAGTTTCCGCAAGCGAAGTAGAAGAATTTTTTTACCAAGATACGGACGAAGTAGTAAATGAAGGAGATGCGGTTGGAATCGAAATAGACAACGGAGATTCAGTAGATTTAGTTTTATTTGGGAATCTTTATTGGAGCGATCAGAATTTATACTAATTATGTGTAAATATTTATATGGTTATACCTACATTCAGAGATTTATTAAAAGGAAAATCATATAAAACTATCTTTAATCAGATATATAAAACTTATCTTAAAAAAGAAAAAGATCACAAGGTAATAGAACTTTCCCTTGATATACATAATTTAATAAAAAAAATAAGACAATCTCAAGAAAAAAACAATATAGCTAAATCATTCATTCTTACTGAATTAGAAGATGGAGAGTATGATGCGAATTTTATTGAAGAAGAAAGCGATGAGATATTGTCATTAGAAAATCTAAAAGTGGAAGATATAATAAATTTAGAAGTATTAGCTCCACCAAAGTTAAATGAAATAGAAATACTAGGACATATTATTTGGCATTATTATGGCAGAACAAAAGGAAAGATTATATGAGTTTCGCATAGAGTATATTAGCGGAAATTCAGTAGGGCACAATTACCATTATTATATGGCTCATAATGCAGAAGAAGCATTAGAATATCAACACGAAATGATGGATGCCAAACATTGGAATATTAAATTAGTAAAACTAGAAAGAAAATGTCCATTCTCAAATAAATGGATTGACGAAAGTGATATACTAAATAATGAACATGGATGAATCAATAGTTGAACACATTTATTATGAGCGAGGCAAAAACGACTCAAAAAATAATTGCACAAAAAAAGATTTGCAGTTATGGCAAGATGGGTACGACAAAGGATTTGCTGATGCTCACGAAAAATTTGCAAAACTATTCGATAAAAAACTTTCGGAAATCCTTGAAGATAAAGACTTTACATAAAAAGCTTGACAAGTAGTTTTGATTCTGCAATACTTTAAGAATGAGCGGAGAAGCACATTCAGTATTTTTTAGAAGAACAAATAAAACACAAGAGGATAATTGGGAACTTTGTGAAATTTTTGAGAGGTGGATAATGAATTCACCTGTTAAGAAGCACATGAAGTTTTATCCCGACCATCTAGGTCAAGTTGAGCTTTACGAAAAAGGTGGAGAAAATGTACCTAAATGGATGGAAAAAAAATTGCGATTCGATGGAACTTTCGAGTTGATGATTTCAGCCTACGAATCTTGGTATGAAGATGCAGACATATACGAATCTTTTGATCGAGCAGATAGTTTTGTTTCTTTAGCTAAAAAATTCGCAGAGCAATACAACCTAGAGTATTATTATGGGGGAATTTACGAATTGGTAGATGAACTTCAAAAAAAAGGCTTGACAACATCCGAAAATTAATTTAGTTTAATAGCATGACAGATTTTATTGCAGACATGAACGCTTCGATTGCGAAGCATGAAAAAGAGTTAGCATCACAACCTCGCAAGGGTATGATGGTTTATTTAGATAAAAGCACTCCAATTTTAGTTCAATACGCTAGTGCGGAGAGTTTTAATCAAGCAAAATCAATGACCTCAAGGAAGGGTCAATCAAGTTGCTTGCGGAATGTTTTAGATGGCAACGGAAGATTGCAGTAACTTTTTTCTTGACAACCTTTTTAACCTATATTATAATAGAGTCTTGTTTAACAGAAAACCTAATTGAAAAATGATAATTGAAAAAACACAAAAAACTATTGTTCAGTCACACGATTTTGATTCAGTAAATTGTACGATTGATGCAGAAGATATGCGTTATGTTGCCTCGCTCTTGCGAAACAACTACTCTAACACTCGCCTTGCGGTTATTCGTGAGATTAGTGCTAACGCACTAGATGCGAATACAGAAGCAAATTCTAAGCGTAAGATTGAAATTGTATTGCCAAGCAACATGAATCCAACTTTTTCGGTTCGTGATTTTGGCGGTGGATTGAGCCAAGAAGATGTTTTTGGTTTGTATTCTAAGTATGGCAAATCAACCAAAAGAGAATCGAATAATTATATTGGTGCATTTGGTATCGGTAAATTCGCTCCTCTTTCTTATGGAGATAACTTCACCTGCGTATCCTATCATGGTGGAAAGAAAACATCATACAATATTTTTGTAGATGAACACGATGATACCAAGATTGTAAAATTACATGAAGAGAAATCTTCTGAACCAACAGGACTATCTATCGAAGTTGCAGTTGCAGAGTCAGATATTTCTGCTTTCAGAGAAGATACTGCAAAGTTCTTCAGATTCTTTTCGGATGAAGAGATGCCAAAGTTTCTTGGTGTTGAAGATAATTTTATCAATAAGAAAGAATTCGCATTGTCAAGCAAAAACAAGGAATGGTTTTTCCTTCAAGATGATCGCTACGATTACAATTATTATGGTTCTTCTCATATCATCATGGGTAGAGTTGCGTATCCTCTTGATCCGCAATCTATTCTAGTTGAAAATTTTATCAAAGATGATGCGAGAAAGTTAGATATTATTCGCAACTTACTTAAACAAAGTAATTTTTATCTGCGATTACCTTTAGGTGCAGTAAAATTGCATCATAGTCGTGAAGCATTAGAATACAATAAGTCAACGCAAAAAACTCTTGTGGAAGCATTAGTTAAAACTTGCGAAGAAGTACAAGCAATCGCAAAAGAAAAATTAGCTAATTCCGAAGACTTATGGGAAGCAATGAGAAACTATGCTAGAATTGTAAATTCAATGCCTCATCAAATGCGTTCTATTTTCGAGAATTCTTTCACATGGAATGGGTTGCAAATTAATTCATCTTCTTTTTACAGAGGTCATCAAGACCATGAGGATTGCATTATTACGCAAACAGATCGAGAATCAGACAAAGATGCGAGAGATGGATTTAGGGTTCGTTCGCAGAAAACAAGTCGTGTTCATTGTCAAGATAATTCTTTATTTCTCATTCAAGATATTGAGTCTTCTCATGGCAACAACTTGAGAGCAAGAACTCTATTCGCAGAAGATTCTGAACTCGAAACCATATTCTTTATCTATCCAAAAACTAATGCAATTAAACAAAGAATTTTGTATGATGATTGGTGTTTTGACATGATAGACGAAAAGCATATTAGATATACTTCTCAAGTAGAAAAGCAAAAGCCATTGCGTAGTGGAGTACGCAAAAGTAATGGTAGTCGTGCAGACATTCAGCTATTTGAAATGAGAGATAGAGATCACATATATCGTAATGCAGACTATTGGAAAAGCGTTGATGAAGATATTTCTAAACTGCAAGGCAAGAAAAAATCTGATGGATTAGTTGATGGAAAATTTATTTATGTTCCTATCAAAAATTACAAGATTGACATTGAAGGAGATGCTATTGATCTTGATATAATGCAGAAAAGAATGTTGTTCATTAGACAACACGCAGAAGAGAATTCGCAAGAAAAATCTTTTCGATTATTCGGTGTTCGCAGTGGAGATGTATCTAAATTAGATTCTGATTCTTGGGTTAGTATCACAGATTTTTATGTGCAATTCGCAAAGAATTACCTCAAGCAAAACCTCAAGCAAGCGAAGAAAGCGTACAAAGTAAGACTTGTAAATGATGATGGAAAGAAGCATGAGATAGCGAACCTTCAATATGATATTGGCAAGATTTTTAATAGTGCGTCTCTTCGCTTAACAGAGCATTTTGACAACAACCATATACTATGTCATGTACATGATGATATAAAGTCAATCGTGCATAATAACGCTAGTAGCGTGTGCGTGAAGTTGGTTAATTATCTATCAAGCAATCACAAAGATTGGCTACAATTCAATCTTGATAGTGGCTTTACTGCAAAGCAATTCTATAAAGATATTAATTCAATTAAAACAAAATATCCAATGCTAAAGTATGCTTGCAAAAGTGTAAATACCTATGGATCAAACGACAAGGAGACAAATGAAGATATTATCAACTATATTAAAGATTGTGACAGAATTTAACTTGACAACTATTCAATTATAAACTATAATTATTTACTATGAAGAAAGTACCATATACATTAAGCGAAAATTCACTAACGATCTTTTGGGATGGCAAGCCATATACGCTTCGCAAAGATCATCCTAATTTCACTCTTGCTCGTAAAGCAATTTATGATGCTAGATACGAAGACCTTGGAGATTTAATTGACATTAAGAAGTCGGTAGAGAATTTTGTCGAAGGAGACATTGAAGTGCGTGACGAAGTAGTTTACTACAAAGGTCATAGACTACATGGTGTTGTTGTCGATAAACTTATCGAAATGCTTCGTAACGGCATGAAGGATTCTGCTCCGCTTGTAAATTTCATTAAGCGATTGCAAGCTAATCCAAGTGCTAATTCTGTTAATGAACTCTATACATTCTTGAGCTACAAATCATTGCCAAGTGATGAAGATGGTATGGTTTTAGGTTACAAGGGTGTTCAAGGTGACTATTGGTCACAAACAGGTAATGCGGATACTCTTGTATTACAAGGCAAGACTAATGGTAATCATCAAATCTTCAACGGAGTCGGAGAGACTATCGAAGTCGCTCGTAGATGTGTTGACGATAACAAGGACAATCATTGTTCTTTTGGTCTTCATGTTGGTTCATACGATTATGCTAATAATTGGGCAGGGCAAAATGGTAAATTACTTGTCGTTAAATTTGATCCATGTGATGCGGTATCAGTTCCAACTGATTGTGACTTTCAGAAGTTGCGTGTTTCAAAGTACGAGGTAGTGGCAGACATTACCGATACTAGAGTAGAGCTAAATAGACCTGTCTACGAGGCTAATAAGCCTATCTATGGAAGCGTAGAAGATTCTGATTCAGATGAAGATGAGGGTTGTAGTGGAGATTGTGGTAGTTGCGATTGTTATGATGAAGATGAAATGTCTTCAGATGCTTTAGCTATAAGAAATTATATAGAGAATAAACATGAGGATGGTGATTATCCAAGTCTAAAACAGATTCAAAGCAGAATGAAAGGTTCTGAATTAACTTGTGGGGAAATACTTGACATTGTTACTGATCTAGGGTACTATGTTTGTGAAGAATTTGGTAGACCAAGATCAATGTGGAGAGTAGAACCAATTTAATTAAAAGAAAAATTATTATGAATAACACTACAACAAATACAAAGTTGCTTGATGTAATATCTCAAGCGAATGAAGCTCAAGTCGATTCAGTATGGGCAATCTTGAAATACAAAGAGATTGGTATTTACCGCAAGATTGCTTGTATGTGCGAAGTTCTCGGACTTGATCTTCAAGAAATTCTGAATGATTTACCACAAGATGAAGAAGGCAGAATCTTGGATTATAAGACTCGTCACATGATCCATGATACTCTTATTGGAGTCTCGTAATGAGGTTCACCAAGGCAAAGGCATTAAGCCTTTACTTGGGACTTAATAGAAATACTGAAGAATTCAGAAAGCAAATAATCGTTCAAGGGTTCAACGAGATAGATCAAGGTAGTTATAAGTCAATTTACTCAAAAAATAAGTTGGGTTATGTTATCAAGATCGCTCGTTCCCTTAACGATGAATTTGCAAAGTTGCCAAGTAAACTAAAAAATTTTTACATTAAACCATATTATATTGACGAAAGAATTGTGATACAACAAAGAGCAGATACAGAAAATTCAGAAGAAGCAAGAAACGATATAGCTGACTTAATTGGACAAGATTCTTGTTGCGATTACGATATTTGGGAAGGAAATTGTGGGTATCTAAATGGAGAACCTGTTATTTTCGATTTTGCCGAGATATAAAACATTGATAAACAAAGACTTAAATTAAAAGAAAAAAACTCTTGACATTCCTTGCGAATCTGTCATACTTATAATCATGAATATTGCACAAGATACATTGAAAGATAAAGCTCTCGATTTAGTCGAGTCCATCACTCCTGTTAAAAACCTTCTTGAAACCGCTAAAGCAGAACGAGAAGAGAATCCCCACAAAGATGTAGATCAATTCTTTGCCAATCTTAGATTTGGTTCAGTCAAAAGTGAGACTGATTATTGGACTAACCTTATTCCTCAAGACGATTCAGAAATGTTTGCTCGTTGGGTATTTGCAATTATGAGCGTTCATACTACTTGGGAGAGCAATGTGCGAGGTTACGAAGTTGCCATGAGTGATCTTTCTTGGACTATATCCAAAGACAAGCTCAAGCAAATGATTGTTAAAGCTAAAGTAGGTTTGTATGAGCGTAGAGAGCGTGGATTATGGGAGTTAGCAACCAAGTTTCGTGAAGACCCAAACCAATTCAAGAAACAAGACGATGAGACTTGGCAAGAATGTCGCAATCGTTTAATCGGAAAAATTTATGGGTTAGGTAACGCAAAGACAACTTATGCTCTTGCACTTAGCTACCCAACTGAATCACAACTTTGTTGCTTAGATGTTCATTTGTTGCGTTTCATGGGGCATGATCTATCTAATGGTCATGCAAGTAGCCTCAAGGTCTACGAGAAGATGGAGAACGAGTGGCTTGCTCGTTGCAACAAGTATGGCATTTCACCTAATGTCGCAAGAGAGATGTATTGGAACAAGGTTCAAGGCAGAAGAAATTCTCGCTATTGGAGTTACTGCTTAGAAAGATAATTTATGAAAGTTACAAAGTACGAAGTAAACGCATTACAAAAAGTTTTAGATTGTATGCACCACTATATGCTTATTGGTCACATAGAAGATGAACATTCAAAAGCGGAATGGAATTCAATTAGGCGAGCGGTTCGCAGAATGGAAGTTTTACATGAAAAAATGAAGGATAGTTTTTTAAATGAATAAGTCATACGAAATCGAAATAGGATTAACATCCGAAGATATTGAAAACATTTTAAAGGATGAAATGTCAACGCTACATTTTTTACCAACAGAAGAAACTGAATATGATGAAAGAATTAGTGTTCACATCAGAAAAGTAGATGACGATGCAACATTATCAGAGTGCATGAATTTGGTTGTTGACAAGCTCAAACAAGTTTAGTAAGATATTAGAATGACAAAAGAATTGACAGAACAAGATTATTTTTTAGATCAAGTCGCAGAACTTAATGAAGATGCGATTGTGTTAGAACCTCAATCGACTTTCAATCGAGCAATCATTGGGTTTGATACAAACGGAGTGCTTATTTATTCGGCAAACAAGATCATTGATGCTCTTAGCAAAGTCGATGGAATGACTGCTGAAGAAGCAATAGAGTTTTTCGAGTATAACACACTTGGAACATTTAGTGGAATGGATAACCCAAACAAACCTATATTCGCATACGATGAGTTTATTTTCTAAAATTTTTAATATTTTTAAACCAA